TGCCAGAACGGGGTAGGTGACCGTCCCTGCAAAGTATTCGCCCGCGATCTGGGCGTCGCGAGCCTCGTTGGATTGGCGCTTTTTGGGGGCCTTGGCTGGGGCTTCGGGCTGTGCGGCAGGGGTTTCGCTGAGTTTGGCTAAGATGTATTTGGCCGGGGTGGTTCCCAAGGCCTCAGCCGACGCAGTGATAGTAGCCCACGCATCAGGGCCTAAACCCAGCAAAAGCTTGGCCGCGTCTTGCAAACCATCAAGGGGGTCGGGGTAGCCGAGGGCTGCAAAGCGGGCAGTGAGGGAGGGGGGGAGGTCTAGGGTGATTTCCATGGTGAGGGTGAGTAAAGGTTGTAGGAGTACGTATGCTACCACAACACAAAAGGGTCGTCTAAGCTTAGATTCTAGGGGTTTACCCGAGGTTTGATGTAACATGTAACGAAAAGGGGGTAGGTTGTAACACTGGACAGTGTTACATGAGGAATGGCTTAACCATGCGGGTTGTGGAGGGATTTTTGGGTGATGTAACGGTGTAACAGCCGCGGAAGGGCTCGTACGGAAAAACACAAGGTAAAGTATGACCCCCCTCCTCCCTCCCCCCACTCAGAACACATAGGGGGGAGGAGGGGTCTAAGCTTAGATGGAGAATTTTGACGCTCGCTTAATTTTCTGCGTTACATGCGTTACAACCCTCTATATATATATATTTTTTTTTTTTTTTTTTTTATTTATTTATGTAAGTTGTTGATTCGTAACGGTTTTTTCGAGTTAGTTGTATTACGAGTTGATGTAACGCTCGCGCCTGCAATTTCCGTTACAACCCCCTGATTTGCGTTACATGCGTTACAACCTCCGCGCGCGTGGCATCTAAGCTTAGACGCTGCCGCCCCTCCCTCGCGTACGGGCGCGCTCACCAACTCACTCTCCCGTACGGTCGAGCTACTATCACGGCCCCCGCGCCGTGATGACGCAGGGTAGAAAAGCATGGGCGTAAAAAAGCCCGGCACGCTGGCCGGGCTGGGGATTGACAAACGTCTAAGCGTAGAAGGGGGCCAAGGCCCCCCGGTTTATTTGGTTTCGGTGAAACCGTCCAGCGAATCCGTGGCAAGGTCAACCAGATCGGCAGCAAATTCCAGCAGGCCCAGCATGCGCGCCTGCTCGATCGCTTTGGTTATGGTTTTGTCCAGGTCATCCCGGGATGTACTGGAAACCTTGCCAGACTTGGCCGCGCCGCCCTTGCCGGCCTTGCCCCATGGGAGGCCCATCTCTGGGTCATTCTTAAGATCGGCAGTGAACGGCACGCCATAATGCAAGGCACGCATGGCGCTTTGCGCGTATTCGGTGAACGTTTTCTTTTCCATGGCGCCAGTGGCGACGATATCCAGCACGACCTGAGAATCACGGATTGACGCGCCCAACGCCTTGACGCTGGCCTCGTCCTTGCCGTTTGCAATAAACCACGCGTCGATGTGGCCTTGCATCTCACGGTTAACCGTGGCCGTCAGTTTGCCGCTGGCAGCATCGAAGGCCTTGTATCCGCCGATAATGGCGCGAGCATGGGAATCAAAAGACACGGGGGTAATGTTTGCTTTCATGATGTTTTCCTTGAAGGTTAAGCCCGACCGGAATTGATCGGGTATTTGTATTACATCATAAACCGGCGCGATTGTCAACCCCTGATTAGGTCTAATCGTAGACCCCGCGACCCCACCGTACCCCCACCCAGCCTTTTCTGAACGGGTCCCTCCGCGCCCGCTTTACTCTGAGTGTTGAATCCTCCAACACCACCCCACCTCAAAAATAATACACATACTGAAAAATTCAATACAAACCAAAAAATCACAACATGTCCAAAAAACCCCCGAAAACGTACACGTGCAAAGTTATCGCGCCAACATAAACTCCCAAATTTCCCTATACCCGACCCCCACCCCCTCGATATAGGAACACCCCCCGGTGCAAAAAATTTGCCCCTGCGAAAAAATTACATATACAATGCAGTCACGTTGGGAATGCAGATAGCTGCTTGGGCCGCTACCCATCCCGGGTAGCGCGTAATTAAATCCCGAGGTGCGGAACCCGCAGCCCCAACACCAAATTCAGGAGTGCGCTTCCCTCCATGGCATACCAGATCACTGTTGATTACGACGTCCCGCTTGCGGACTACAGCCCTACCTTCGAGTCCCTTGAGGATCGGGTGGCTGCTGCACTTGCCACACTCACGGACACAGATTCCTTCCCCGATGCCATCGACCAGATGGATCAGGCGCTGTCACGTTCAGTGTTTTCAGGTGATCGGCTGGCTTCAGATGAAGACCTATCTCGCCCCGGGGTGATTGCGCACATTGGCGCCCTGCTCACAGAGTACGACAGGACCGTGGTGAAGTCTGCTGCACAGCTGCGGACCTACATTACCAACCGGTTGATCCTCGAAACCGACAGTCCGGACCCCCGGGTGCGCCTCAAAGCACTGGAAATGCTGGGTAAAGTCTCTGATGTGGGGCTGTTCACGGACAAAACCGAGATCACGATGCGCCACAGGCCGACGGAAGAGCTCGAACAGTTGCTGCGCGAGCGTCTGACACGAGTTATTGAGGCTGAAGTCACCACGCCAGCCCCTGCAGAGACCCAAAAAGCTGCGCCAATCGACTTCACAGAGCTGGAAACGGACGATGGCCCTGCTAAGTGAGACCAGTCTGACCCCCGAGTTGATGGAAAAGGTCATAAAAAGCCTCCCGCACAACGAGGCGGCGGAGCTTTTGGCCATGATGGACGAGCTCGAAGAGCGAAAAATCGTAAAAGCAGCTCAAGACGACTTCTTGGCGTTCATTGCGGCCGTGGATCGCAACTACAAGTTCGGGTTGCACCTGCGCAGGCTGGGAAATCTGCTGATGGACGTGGAAGACGGCACCAAAGACCGGATTGCTGTCTCCATGGCGCCTCGTATGGGCAAATCCCAGATGATTTCCATATACTACCCGGCGTGGTATCTTGGCCGGCACCCGGATCACAAGGTGATTGTGGCCTCCCACACGGCAGACTTGGCCGTTGTCATGGCCCGTAAGGTGCGAAACCTGATTGCCAGTGCCGAGTACGCCCGGATTTTCCCCCAGACCAAGATTGCAAGCGATGCCAAGGCGGCTGCCCAGTGGAACACGACCCAAGGCGGTGAGTATTTCGCGATCGGTGTGGGCGGCGCGCTGGCCGGACGGGGTGCACACCTCATCATTGCAGACGATCCGCTGTCCGAACAGGACATCAAGGCGGGCAACACCAGCTCACTGGATACTACATACGAATGGTTCAGTGCCGGTCTGCGCACTCGTCTGATGCCGCAAGGCAAGATATGCGTATTACACACCCGGTGGCACCAGCGGGACTTGATTGGCCGGCTGCTCAAGGATTCTGCGCAAAACGAGGGCGGCGACAAGTACGAGGCGTTTGAGTTCCCGGCCATCTTGAACGAGGGCACGGAAAACGAGAAGTCGATCTGGCCCGAGCAGTGGACGCTGGAGGCCCTGCAGAAAACTCGGGCGTCGATGCACCACATCATGTGGCAGTGGTATGCCCAGTACCAGCAGAACCCCACGGCTGCCGAAGCCGCCATCATCAAGCGTGACTGGATCAGGTGGTGGCCGCACGAGACGCCCCCGCAGTGCGACTTTATTGTGCAGGCCTACGATACGGCGCTCACGACCAAGGAGCGCTCGGACTTTTCTGTGTGCCATACGTGGGGTGTGTGGGTCAACGAGGAGGACAACAACTCCACCAACGTGATCCTGCTCAACAAGGTCAAGGGCAAGTACGAGTTCCCGGAGCTCAAGAAGATGGCCCACGAACAGTACGAAGACTGGGAACCCGACAGCGTTGTGGTGGAAGCCAAGGCGTCTGGCCAGCCGCTGATTGACGAGATGCGCCGCAGCGGCATATTTGTGCAGGACTTCAGCCCGGGCAAGGGCCAAGACAAGATTGCGCGTCTGAACGCCGTGGCCGATATGTTCGCCTCGGGGCAGGTTTGGTTCCCGGAAACGGCATGGGCGTCCCAGACGGTGGAGGAGATTTTGGCCTTCCCGGCGGGCGAGCACGACGACGAGGTTGACGCCATGACATTGGCACTGGCGCGTGTGCGCAAAGGCGGCTTGTTGCGCCTACACACGGACAAGGAAGATAATGAGGTCTTCGTGAAGTCCCGTCGCGGGGCATATTACTGATCTAAGGACTCGATATGAACATGGTTCCCGGTATTGGCGGCGCCCCCGCAGGGTTGGATGTAGCAGAGCTGGAGGAAGGCGCCTCCCCTGCGCTTGAGATCGAAATCGAAGACCCCGAGGGCGTCAAGATCGGCATGGACGGCTTGGAGATTGAACTGACTCCGGCTGCGCCCGGCCCCGGGGACATCCCGTTCGATGCCAACTTGGCAGATTTCATGGACGAAGGCGAGCTGCAGAAGATCGCCGGTGATCTGGTCGAGCTCATCGAGTCCGACATCGCGTCACGCAAAGAGTGGGTAGAAACGTATGTCAAAGGTCTGGAAGTCCTCGGGATGCGCTACGAAGAGCGCACTGAACCTTGGGATGGAGCTTGCGGAGTGTTTAGTACCCTCCTCACCGAAGCCGCTGTCCGGTTTCAGAGCGAAACGATTATTGAGACTTTCCCGGCTGCTGGCCCGGTCAAAACCGAAATCGTTGGCGCTATTGATCGCCTCAAAGAAGAAGCGGCGGAGCGTGTCCGTGATGACATGAACTGGCGCCTGACTGAGCAGATGCCCGAGTACCGCACGGAACATGAGCGCATGCTGTTCAACTTGGGCTTGGCCGGCTGCGCGTTCAAGAAGGTGTACTTCGACACCGCCAAAGACCGTCAGGTCTCCATGTTCATCCCGGTAGAAGACATCATCCTGCCGTGGGGCTGCAGTGGTGTACGCGACGCAGAGCGTGCCACCCACATCTTGCGCAAGAGCGAGAATGACCTCAAGCGTCTGCAGGTGGCTGGGTTCTACCGCGACGTGGACCTCGGCGAGCCAGTGTCGTTCCACAGCGACATCGAGAAGAAAAAAGCCGAAGACCAAGGCTACACCCTGACTGAGGACAACCGCTTCCAGCTGTTTGAGACGCACGTCGAGTACGACCTGCCCGGGTTTGAGGACCCAGACGGTCTGGCGCTGCCCTATGTAATGACGATCGACCGTGGCACGAACAAGGTGTTGGCCATCTACCGCAACTGGGAAGAGCCGGACCCCACGCACATCAAACGCGATCACTTCGTACAGTATGACTACATCACTGGCTTTGGCGCCTACGGCATCGGCTACATCCACCTGATCGGGGGCTACGCCCGTGCGGGTACCGCCCTGATCCGCCAGCTGGTGGACGCTGGTACGCTGAGCAACTTGCCCGGTGGCTTGAAGGCCCGCGGCCTGCGCATCAAGGGTGACGACACCCCGATCGCCCCCGGTGAGTTCCGTGATGTGGACGTGGCCAGTGGCACTGTGCGCGACAACATCATGCCGCTGCCCTACAAAGAGCCAAGCCAAGTGTTGGCCGCGCTGCTCGACCGGATCACGAACGAAGCGCGCCGTCTGGGCTCGATCGCCGACATGCAGGTCAGCGACATGGGTGCGAATGCTCCGGTAGGTACCACGCTGGCTCTGTTGGAGCGACAGCTCAAGACCATGAGCGCCGTTCAGGCCCGGGTGCACTACTCGATGAAGCAGGAGTTCAAGCTGCTCAAGGGGATCATCCGCGACCACGCTCCCGAGAAGTACCCGTTCCAGCCGGTGGCTGGCAGCCGCATGGCCCTCAAGCAGGACTACGACATGGTGGACGTGATCCCCGTGTCCGACCCCAACAGCTCGACCATGGCCCAGCGGATCATGCAGTACCAAGCTGTGATCCAGCTGTCCCAGTCTGCGCCCCAGATTTACGACCTGCCACAGTTGCACCGCCAGATGATTGAAGTGCTGGGCGTCAAGAACGCCGACAAGCTCGTGCCGGTTGAAGATGACCTCAAACCCAAGGACCCGGTGTCTGAGAACATGGACATCCTGAACATGAGCCCGGTCAAGGCGTTCGTGTATCAGGACCACGCCGCGCACATCCAAGTGCACATGGCTGCCATGCAGGACCCAGAGATCATGAAGCTGATTGGCCAGAACCCGCAGGCGCAAGCCATGCAGGCGGCCATGATGGCCCACATCGCGCAGCACACTGGCTACGCGTACCGCCAGCGCATTGAGCAGCAGCTCGGTATCACGCTGCCCCCGGAGAAAGACGAGCTGCCGCCGCAGGTGGAGCTGGCACTGTCGACCATGATGGCCCAAGCCGCGCAGCAAGTGCTCGCGCAGAACCAAGCCAAGGCCGCTCAGGAGCAGGCCCAGCAGATGGCACAAGACCCGGTCCTGCAGATGCAGCAGAAAGAGCTAGAGATCAAAGCCCAAGAGGTGGCAATCAAGGACAAGAAGGTGTCCATGGACGCCGCTGCCAAAGCCGACGAGATTCGTCTCAAGGAAGAGGAGCTGCAGGCCAAATACCAGCTCGAAGGGTTCAAGGCCGGGCAGACCGACCGTCTGGACCGTGCGCGACTGGCTGCGGAGCAAGAACGCGAAGGTGTGCGCATCGGCGCCGACCTCGCCAAGGCCCGCCTGCAGTCGCAGAACAAACCCCAACCGAAAAAGGGTGAGTGATGGACACACAAATTCTTGAGTACTTGAACACCAAGTACGGCGACGAGATCAAAGTAATTCAAGAGAGTTTGGGAGCCGGCGCAGCGAAAGACTACGCCGAGTACCAGAACCTGTGCGGCGTTATCCGGGGTCTGTTGACCGCACAGCGCGAAATAAACGACCTCTTGCGAAAAGTAAAGGACTACGATGACTCCCTTTGATACGCAGGCAGTGGACCTGTCTGGCATCCTCAACAAACCCGTTGAGGAGAAGGCCAAGCAGATTCCCGATCCTGTGACCTACCACCTCCTGTGCGTTCTCCCGGAGATTGACGAAGCCTACGGCGATTCTGGTCTGGTGAAAGCCGGCCAAACCATGCACTTTGAAGAGCTGCTGTCGCCTGTATTGTTCGTCGTGAAAGTCGGGCCGGACGCTTACAAGGACGAAAAGCGCTTCCCCAACGGCCCTAGCTGTAAGGTAGGTGACTTCGTCTTGGTGCGACCGAACACCGGTACGCGCATCAAAATCCACGGCAAAGAGTTCCGCATCATCAATGACGACTCCGTGGAAGCTGTTGTACAAGACCCGCGTGGCATCACGCGCGCATCATAAGGAGGCGCATCATGGCACTGGAACAAGTTGAGTTCGAGTTCCCCGACGAGAAGGAAGCCAAGGAAAACGCCCGCAAGGGTGGGGCCGTGGTCACTCCCGAAGAGGACAACGTCGAGATCGTCGCAGACGACAAGCCTGAGATCGAAATCGTCGACGATACCCCCGAAAAAGACCGTGGCCGTGAGCCGATGAAGACGCCCCCACCGGCTGATCTGACCGATGATGACCTGACCAAGTACGACGTGAGCGTGCAGTCCCGCATCAAGCAGGTCCAGAAAGGCTACCACGACGAGCGACGCGCCAAGGAAACTGCGCTGCGCGAGCGTGAGGAGGCTCTGCGTCTGGCCCAGCAGCTGGTCGAAGAGAACAAAAAGCTCAAGGGGACTCTGTCCGAAGGTCAAACTGCCTTCATCGAGCAGGCCAAACTGGTCGCCGAGAACGAGGTCGAAAAAGCCCGTGCTGCCTACAAAGCAGCGTACGAAGCTGGCGACTCCGATGCTCTGGTGACAGCGCAAGAGGCACTTACTGCGGCCAAGATGAAAATCGACCGCGTAAATAATTTCAAGCCGACCTCTTTACAGGAGCCGGAAACTGCGGTACAACCCGCATCACAACCTCAACAGGTTCAAGTCGATCCTAAACTGCGCGCGTGGCAAGACCGCAATCCGTGGTGGGGATCGAACAAACGGATGACAGCCTACGCCCTTGGCTTCCATTCCGAACTGGTTGAGCAAGGACATACCGCTGGAAGTGACGATTACTACAAAGCGATCGACACGGAAATGCGGACTCGCTTCCCCGATGTGTTCGAGTCCGGGAAGGTCGAGAAACAAGAGGACGCGCCTACTCCTCCGAAAAAGTCGAACGTCGTCGCACCCGCGACCCGCAGCACAGCGCCCAAGAAAATCGTGCTGACGAAGTCACAGGTCGAAATCGCCCGAAAGCTTGGGGTTCCTTTGGAACTCTACGCCCGTAAGGTAGCGGAAGAAATGAGGAAATGAACATGGAACAGATGGAAAACACCCGTGCACCCCGTGCACTGAAAACTCGTGAATCTGCCGAGCGCCCCAAGTCTTGGGCGCCACCCCAGCTTCTGCCTGACCCCACTCCGGAGGCAGGCTACGCGTACCGCTGGATTCGCATTAGCACGATGAACCAAGCTGATCCTCGTAACATTTCCGGAAAACTCCGCGAAGGTTGGGAGCCTGTCAAGGCAGCTGACCACCCCGAAATCCGTTTGTTCGGTGAAAACGACACTCGTTTCCCTGACGCGGTGATTGTGGGCGGCCTGATGCTCTGCAAAACACCCGCTGAGTTCGTGGACCAACGCAATTCGTATTACGGCAATCAAACCGAGACGCAAATGCAGTCCGTGGACAACAGCTTCATGCGCGAGGGTGATGCTCGAATGCCTCTGTTCAAGGAGCGCAAGTCGACTGTTACCTTCGGTAAAGGTATTTAACACTTTTTTGGAGTCCAAACATGGCATACCCCACCGTTTCGGCCCCTTACGGTTTCCAGCCTGTCAATCGCATTGGCGGCAATCCGTACGCTGGGTCCACTCGTCTCGTCCCGATTGATTCGGGCGCAATGTATGACGGCGATCTCGTTGAGTTGCTGGCATCTGGTAAGTGCGCAGTTGTTGCTGACGGTTCCGCCGCTCCCCAAGCTTTGGGCGTGTGCGTTGGCGTTCAGTACACCAACTCGTCTGGCCAAACCGTTCAAGCTCAGTACGCTCCCGCCTCTGGCGTGACCAATGCTGTGGCTTACGTTGTCGATGATCCAACTGCCCTGTTCAAAGTGGCTGTTGTGTCTTCTGGCACCACCATGGGTACCCTGACCCGCGCCGCTGTTGGCCAGAACACGTCTGTTGTCCTGAACTCTGGTAGCGCCACCACTGGCGATTCCGCTCAGGCTATCGACGACACCACAGCTACCACTGCAACTTTGCCCATCCGCATTATTGACGTGGTTCCTGAAACAGCCACTTCGTCCACCACCTACGTTGAGATGATCGTCAAGATCAACACTCACGCGTACAACAACACCACTGGTGTTTAAGGAGTCTGAATCATGGCTATTTCTCGTGCCCAACTACTGAAAGAACTGCTCCCCGGCCTGAACGCCTTGTTCGGTCTGGAATATGCTCGCTACGGCGAGGAGCACAAGGAAATCTACGAAACCGAAACTTCGGAGCGTAGCTTTGAAGAGGAAACCAAGCTGTCTGGCTTCTCCGCCGCTCCGGTGAAGAACGAAGGCTCTGCCATTGCTTATGACAATGCGCAGGAAGCTTGGACCGCTCGTTACAACCACGAAACCATCGCCATGGGCTTCTCCATCACGGAAGAAGCAGTGGAAGACAACCTGTACGACAGCTTGTCCAGCCGCTACACCAAGGCTCTGGCTCGTGCCATGGCATACACCAAGCAGGTCAAGGCCGCTTACGTGCTGAACCAAGGCTTCAACTCCGGCGTCACTTACGGCGACGGCGTGTCCCTGTTCAACACCGCGCACCCCCTGATCTCTGGTGGTACCAACAGCAACCGCCCGTCTGTCGCTGCCGACCTGAACGAAACGTCGTTGGAAAACGCCGTGATCCAGATCGCTGCTTGGACCGACGAACGCGGCCTGCTGATCGCTGCCAAGCCCAAGAAGCTGATCATTCCTCCAGCACTGCAATTCGTTGCAACCCGCCTGTTGGAAACCAGCCTGCGCGTGGGCACTGCCGACAACGACATCAACGCCATCAAGAACAATGGCTCGATTCCTGACGGCTATGCGATCAACCACTGGTTGACCGACACCAACGCTTGGTTCCTGACCACTGACGTGCCTAACGGTCTGAAGCACTTTGTGCGTACCCCGCTGCAAAATTCCATGGATGGTGATTTTGACACCGGCAACGTGCGCTATAAGGCTCGCGAGCGTTATTCGTTCGGCGTCAGCGATCCCCTCGGCGTGTACGGCTCCCCCGGAGCTTAATACCCAAGTGGTACTAAAAGGGCCCTACGGGGCCCTTTTTCTTTTCCCGCGAACTTGTGGTACATTACCTGTTACTAAGTCACAGGAGCACCAATGGACACCACAAACCTCCCCAAAACCCGTGCCGAAGCCAAAGCTGCGGGCGCCCCGTACTACTTCACAGGCGAGCCGTGCAAACATGGCCATGTTGCCCCCCGCAAAACAAAAGGGGCCTGTGTTGAATGCCTAAAACTGGAGTGGCAGAAATCCGCGGACACGCGGGCGCAGTACTTCCGCGAATACAACAAGCGTGCTGATGTCAAGGATCGCAAACACGAGTGGTACCACGAGAACCGTGAGCAAGTAATGCAAGCCGCCGCCACACGCCCTGCGCATGTGTTGCGCGAGTACCGCAATGCGTGGAAAGCAGCAAACAAGACGCAAGTACGCGCCGACACTAAAGCACGGCGCCGTAAACACAGGGAGGCCACGCCGGCGTGGCTTACCCGCAAGCAGAAGTCGGAAATTCGACAGCTGTACCAAATTGCCATCACCATGACCCAGACAACAGGGGAGCAATACGTGGTCGACCACATCGTGCCGCTGCGCGGCGACGGCGTTTGCGGCCTACATGTGCCATGGAACCTGCGGGTCATCACGCAGGATGAAAATTTGAAAAAGTCCAACAAGCTCATTGACCCCACCGACCCGCAGTGATATATTGCAGTCAACTCGGGACTCCCCCGCGTATCTGACAGGCCCGACTGACGACATGCAGACAGATACGCCCAACTCGCATGTGAGGAAATCATCATGGCAAATACCACCTTCTCCGGCCCCGTCACGTCTGACAATGGCTTTGTTGGCGCTATCACTGGCAACGTGACTGGCGATGTCGCTGGCACCATCACCCTGACCGCTTACACCGTGGCCACCGCCCCCACCACTGAAACTGCTGGCAAGATGATCTATGTGTCTGACGGCGCCGCCGGTAACCCCGTGGTTGCGTTTGGCAATGGCACCAACTGGCTGCGGTGCGACACACTGGCTGCTATTTCTTCTTCCTAAGTAGGAGCCCGACATGGGTATGCAAACCGATGTAATGGCCGTATCACTGGCCGAATCGGGGTCCGCTTTTAGCGCCCGCACTCGCGTGCGTGGCGCGTTGGTCGAGCCCGGTGCAAGCGCCGGTAGCGTAGTCTTCAAGGATGGCGGTTCCGGCGGCACCACGCTGTTTACCGTCAACACGATGGCTAATGGCGAGCCGTTCAGCGTGGTTATTCCCGCTAATGGCGTGCTGTTCGAGACGTCTGTGTACGCTACCCTGACAAACGCAAAAGTCACGGTGTTCTATGGCTAAGTCACCCGCATGGCAGCGCAAGGAAGGCAAGAATCCCAAAGGCGGATTGAACGCCAAGGGCCGTGCCTCCTACAACAAGGCGAACCCCGGCAAGCCCGGACTCAAGGCCCCTCAACCAGAGGGCGGCCCACGCCGCGACTCTTTTTGCGCTCGTATGGAGGGCATGAAGAAAAAGCTGACCAGTGCGAAGACCGCCAAAGACCCAGACAGCCGTATCAACAAGAGCCTGCGGGCTTGGAAGTGCTGATATGAAACACGAATTGTCGGAATCAACCAAACATGTAGTGGATGCAGTTTCTGTGTTCACAGTTCTCGGAACGCTTGTAGAAATGCTACCGTCAATCGCCGCAGTATTTACGATTGTCTGGACCGGCATTCGTATCTGGGAAACCGACACGGTCCGTGGGTGGACTGGGCGTGGGGGCGATGATGCCGTCGACAAGTAAAAAGCAGGCCCGCTTTATGGCGGCTGTCGCGCACTCCCCGGAGTTCGCAAAGAAAGTAGGCGTGCCCACCTCTGTGGGCAAAGACTTCAACCAAGCGGACAAGGGCCGCAAATTCGCAAAAGGTGGCGACATGAAGCATGAAGATGTGAAAATGGACAAGGCCATGATGCAGAAGGCCGTAAACAAACACGAGTCTCGCCTGCATAAAGGGCAACCAATGACGAAGCTGGCCAAGGGCGGCTTCACAAAGTCCGCTGATGGTGTCGCCAAGCGCGGCAAGACCAAAGGCACCCAAGTCGCCATGTGTGGCGGCGGCATGACCAAAAAGAAGTGAGGCCCAACATGGCAACAGCTAAAAAACGTTCCGCAGCTCAAGAAGCTGCAATGCAAGAGGCACAGGACATGAAAGACGCGGAGGCCGCTGGTCGTGCATACGACAAGGCTATGCCCAGTCCTGAGCGTTACGCCAAAGGTGGCAAAGTCGGCTCCGCTTCCAAGCGTGCTGACGGCTGCGCCGTTCGCGGCAAGACCCGCGGGATGATGATGTAATGCGCGCCAGCCGCGGTATGGGGGCCATCGCCCCCTCTAAAATGCCCAAAGGCGTGCGTAAAGCACGCCGGGATAACACCGACTTCCTTGAGAACGGTGTGCGACACCCGCGACGCGACAATACGGACTTCCTGAGCTTTGCTGGGCAACCGGCACCCAAGGGTAAAAAATGACAACTTCCGGCGTCACCACATTTAATCCCGACCTCACCGAGATCGTTGAGGAGGCGTTTGAGCGCTGCGGTGGCGAGCTCCGGACGGGCTATGACCTGCGCACGGCGCGCCGTTCGCTGAACCTGATGTTCACTGATTGGGCCAACCGCGGTATCAACATGTGGACGATGGAGCAGGGCCAGCAGGTGCTGACGCCCGGCACGGCTACGTACAACTTGCCGGCGGATACGGTTGACCTGTTGGATCACGTGATTCGCACGGGCGCCGGTTCGGCGTCGACACAGGCAGACTTGACTATTACCCGGATCAGCGAGCCAACCTACGCCACAATCCCGAACAAGCTGCAGCAGGCCCGACCAATTCAGATTTGGATTGAGCGGCTGAACACGCCTCGGTTCACGGTCTGGCCGGTGCCAGACAACTCCACTACCTACACGCTTGTGTACTGGCGCCTGCGCCGCATCCAAGACGCTGGGGGCGGCGTGAACACGATGGATATGCCCTTCCGCTTCTACAACGCTATGGTTGCTGGGCTGTCGTACTACATGGCCATGAAGGTGCCGGGCGCCCTTGACCGTTTGGGCGTGCTCAAAGCGCAGTACGACGAGGCTTGGCAGCTGGCCGCTGATGAAGACCGCGAGAAAGCCGCAGTGCGGTTCGTCCCCCGGCAGATGTTCATTGGGGGCGGGTTTTAATGTCTAACCGCTTCGCGTCTGGCAAGAACAGCATCGCGGAGTGCGATCGCTGCGGCCAGCAGTTCAAGCTCAAGCAGCTCAAAACCGAGGTCATCAAACAGCGTAAGTACAACTTGCTGGTGTGCCACGACTGCTGGGACCCCGATCAGCCGCAGCTGATGCTTGGAACGTTTCCTGTGGATGATCCGCAGGCTGTGCGTAACCCGCGCCGGGACACGACGTACTACACCTCGGGTGTTTTGTCGGATGGATCGTTGGGCGGTGGCAGTCGTGTTTTCCAGTGGGGCTGGAACCCTGTCGGGGGTTCTCGGCTATTTGATGACCCATTGACACCAAATGACTTGGTTGCAACGGGAAATGTTGGTACAGTAACGGTAGTGACGAACTAAAGGAGCCAATATGGCATTCACTAAATCCGCAGACGGCGTTGCCAAAAAGGGCAAAACCAAAGGCAAAAATCTCGGCGACACCGGCCCTAGCAAGGGCATTCAGTCCGGCCCCGCTCACAAAGTTGGTGGTGGCAAGACCGATGCCGACATGCTGAAAATGGGCCGTGGTTTGGCTAAAGCCGCAGCAAGCAAGCGAGGCTGATATGGCAACGTACAAGCAACCCAAAAAAGTGGCCAACGCCACCAACAGCCGAAAGCTCGAAGGCGATCTGTCGACCTATGACGCATCGGTGGGCAACATCGACAAGTCCAAGGGTGAGTACCCAGTCAAGAAGACTGGCATCAAAATCCGTGGTACTGGCGCTGCGACCAAGGGTGTAATGGCCCGAGGCCCAATGGCATGAAGCAAGAGTTTGCTGCACGAGACCTAGGTGACGGCGTTGTCGAGCCTCGACACGTCGTCGAAGTGCTTTGTGCCGTTTGTGAAGACCCCGTGAGCAGCGAAGAAGCTGAGACCGGTGTGTGCACAGCGTGCGGCAGTCCTTGGCAACCCAAGCAGCACGTCCAGATTTGGGCGACTTCTGTGCCTTGGGCTAGCGGCGGAGTAATGTAATGAACTACACTGAGCTGTCGGCTGCGATCCAGTCTTACACCCAGAACTACGAAACCGAGTTCGTGGACAACATCCCGCTGTTTGTGCAGCAGGCCGAGCAGCGCATCTACAACTCAGTTCAGTTCCCATCTCTGCGCAAGAACGTGACCGGTACGGCCACGATCAACAACAAGTATCTGGCTTGCCCGAACGACTTTCTGTCGTCTTACTCGTTGGCTGTGATTGACGAGGACGGCGCGTACGAGTACCTGCTGAACAAGGATGTGAACTTTATCCGTCAAGCGTACCCAACGCCAACGTCTACGGGCATCCCCAAGTACTACGCGTTGTTTGGTCCACAGTCCACAAATGCTGATGAATTGACGTTCATTCTTGGCCCAACTCCGGATGCCAACTACGACGTTGAGTTGCACTATTTCTTCTACCCCCAGTCGATTGTTGATGCAGGTACGTCATGGTTGGGGGATAATTTCGACACCGTGCTGTTGTACGGGTCGCTTGTCGAGGCGTACACCTTCATGAAGGGTGAGCAAGACATGATCCAGTTGTACGACGCAAAGTACAAAGAAGCTGTCGCATTGGCCAAACGCCTTGGCGACGGGTTGGAACGGCAGGACGCCTACCGATCTGGTCAGGCCCGTGTCGCTGTAACTTAAATTTTAGGAGCCCATCATGGCAATTTCTCAGGCAATGTGCACCAGCTTCAAGGTCGGTATCCTCGACGGTACTTTTGACTTTTCTAGCGGCACGTCTCAAGTTTTCAAAATCGCTCTGTTCACGTCTTCGGCTACGCTGGGCGCTTCTACCACGGCGTACTCGTCTTCCAACGAAACTTCTGGTACGGGCTACACGGCTGGCGGGAACACGCTGACCATCAGCACCAACCCGACTTCTTCTGGCACCACTGCGTACTTGAGCTTCTCCAACACGACTTGGAGCACTGCGACAATCACGGCTCGCGGCGCTTTGATCTACTTGGCCAACGGTACAACCAACCCGTCCGTCGCAGTTCTGGACTTTGGTGGTGACAAGACTTCTACAGCGGGTGATTTCACGATCAACTTCCCGACTGCTGACTCTTCCAGCGCCATCATCCGTATCGCTTAATAGGGGGTCGCCATGGCCCTCGTACTGAAGGACCGGGTGCGTGAATCCAGTACCACAACAGGTACTGGCACCGTCACGCTGGGTGGAGCCTACGATGGGTATCGCACGTTTGCTTCGTGCGTACCTACTGGCTCTGTCGTGTACTACTGTATCCACAACACTGCCACCGGCTTTGAAGACGAGTGGGAGGTGGGCTATGGCACGTTCACGCTGTCTGGGACTACGCTGAGCCGTACGTCCGTGATGGCGTCGTCGAACGCAGGTTCGGCAGTTAATTTCTCAGCGGGTACCAAAGAGGTGTTCATCACCTACCCTGCAGAGAAGGCGATCTACGAAGAGACCAACGGCGAAACGCTGATTGACGGCGGTCCTATTACCGTTATCGGTAGCGGCGTTACGTCTGTACCCGCACTGCCCGCTGAGTTGGGTAAGTTCGTCGGTAACGTGGATCTGTTTGCGCAGATTTACAACATCAACCAGAATGATGGCTCCAGCGCCTCTGCCGACTTCGTTGCTTACAACGATCTGACGACTGATGGCTACACGAACTTCATCGACATGGGTATCAACAGCTCGACTTACACGAGCGTTGACTACCCGATCTTCACCCCCGGCTCTGGCTACTTGTTCCATGACGGCGACGCTCTATACATCGGTACAGCAACGTCTGCCAAGGACGTGGTTATCTTTGCTGGCGGTGTTGATACGACCAACGAGTCCATCCGCGTTTCTGGAACCGATCTGAGCGTTACGCTGGTTGGCGACCTGAACGTCGGCGGTGATCTGGATGTGACTGGCGCAGCCACCTTCGGCAGCACGGTTACCCTGAACGCAGACCCAACGCTGGCTTTGCAGGCAGCAACCAAACAATACGTTGACAACGCCACATCAAACGGCTTCCACGTTCACACTCCAGTGCTCGTGGCTACGACCGGCAACCTGACGGCTACGTACAACAACGGCACTTCTGGCGTTGGCGCTACGCTGACCAACTCTGGCGCTCAAGCAGCGCTGTCTGTTGACGGGGTGAGCCTATCGACCAATGACCGCGTGCTCGTGTGGCAGCAAACAACTGGCACCCAAAACGGTGTTTACGTTGTCACGACCGTTGGTTCGGGCTCTACAAACTGGGTTCTGACCCGCTCGACTGATACTGACGAGGCTGGCGAAGGCTCTTCAAACGACCTTGGTGGCGGTGACTACTTCTTCGTAAGCAGTGGCGCTACGCTTGGCTTCTTCTCGTTTGTTTGTACAAACACCGATACGATCACATTCGGTACTACGAACATCACGTTTACTGAGTTCAGCCAAGTTCCTTCGTATGTAGTGAACGCCCCGCTGAACTTGACAGGCAACACACTGTCTTTGACGGGCACCGTAGCTGCCACCAACGGTGGTACTGGCACCTCGACCGTGACGACTGGCGACCTGCTGTACGGGTCTGCTACGAACACATGGTCTAAGCTGGCTGCTGGCTCTGCGTACAAGTCGCTGGTGATGAACGCTGGCGGTACAAACGTCGAGTGGAATGCTGTGGCGCTGAACCAGTCTGGCGCTGTGTCCGGCTCTTTGCCTGCAACAAACGGGGGTACCGGCCAGTCGACCTACACGCTGGGCGATACGCTGTACTCGTCTGCAGCAAACACGCTGAGCAAACTGTCGGGCAACACCACCACGACCAAGAAGTATCTGCAGCAGCAGGGTGACGGCACTAACTCCGCTGCACCTTCGTGGCAACAAGTTGCCGCTGCAGACATCTCGGGTCTGGCGGCGTCTGCCACCACGGACACCACAAACGCGTCCAACATCAGCTCTGGCACCCTGCCGTCTGGCCGACTGACTGGCTCTTACACCGGTATCACGGGTGTCGGAACTTTGACAGCAGGTACTTGGACAGCCTCCACGGTGGGTGTTGGCTACGGCGGCACGGGCCTGACCAGCTACACGACTGGCGACATCGTCTACGCGTCGGCTTCCGGCACGCTGGCTAGCTTGGCTGACGTGGCCACCGGTAACGCCCTGATCTCTGGCGGCGTGGGTGTGGCTCCTAGCTACGGCAAGATCGGCCTGACCACCCACATCTCGGGCACCTTGGCCGTGGCCAACGGAGGTACTGGCGCCACCAGCTTGACTGGCTACGTGTACGGCAACGGCACAAGCGCAGCAACTGCGTCGACGACTATCCCCGGCTCGGCTATCTCTGGCAACATCAGTGGTAGCGCCGCTACGCTGACTACCTCGCGCAGCATCGGTGTGACTGGTGATGCCTCTGGCAGCACGTCGTTCAACGGCTCCGCCGACGCTACTCCGTCGATCACTCTGCAGAACGCAGCGATCACGGGCAAGACTGAGCTGACCTCCGGTCAGGTGGCAAGCGATGACTACTTGCTGGTGTACGACACATCCGGCACAGCGCTGAAGAAAGCCACGATCGCAAACGCTGCATTGGTTGGTCCTACTGGGCCTACTGGCCCGACTGGGCCTACTGGCCCTCAAGGTATTCAAGGTGTCGCAGGTCCTACGGGTCCTACGGGTCCTACTGGTGCTACAGGCTCTCCCGGGCCTACGGGTCCTACAGGTTCAACAGGTCCGACAGGAACAGCTGCAACAATTACGGTTGGCACAACGACAACCGGTGCTGCTGGTACAAACGCATCCGTAACGAACAGTGGTAGCTCCTCTGCGGCCACGTTCAACTTCACAATTCCGCGTGGGAATACCGGCGCTACGGGTCCGACAGGCGCTACCGGCCCAACAGGGCCTAGCGGCCCTCCGGGGTCTACTGGCCCTACGGGCTCCCCCGGCCCCACAGGTCCAACTGGGCCTACTGGCCCTACCGGCCCCGTAGGCCCTCCGGGTAGCGCCGCTGATGTTTTGAATACGATCGCTGCAGCGGCGGCAGGTGCAGTAGGTACTTACGCAATGCTCGGCAGTGTTAGTTCATCAATTGTTTCGATAGGAAGTACGCTAGCAGGCTCTAGTTTGCGATATGCGGGCATTCAGCGGCGAGATGGAAATGGGTGGAACGTAACTTCGGCATCGACTCCGGGCACAGGAGGCTCCGGCACGCCAAGTGGTACTTGGCGCTGTATGGGCTATAGTTGGAGTAACTTCTGTGCAGGTACATACGGGCTTACCATGTGGCTGCGAATTTCTTAAAGGTAAAAATGCAACACTTGCCAATATGGTACATAAGCCAAATTGACCCTGCGCTGTGTGATAAGGCTATGGCGGAGTTTGATGCCATACCAGCAAAAGACGCAGCAATGGGTCAAAACGGCGAAACCACAGAGCATAAACACCGCAATACTACGGTGCGTTTTGCGCCGGAGGGGCATTGGTTTGGCGAGCGAATGTACATGCACGCACTTGAGGCGAACACTGTTTGCAAATGGGACTACGATATAACGGGGCATGAGAATGTCCAGTACGGGCAGTATGGGCCGAACCAGCACTACGGTTGGCATACAGACACCTTTACGCTTTCAGGCAACCCGTCGGACCGCAAACTTTCGGTTGTGTGTATGCTTAGTGACCCCGATGAATTTGAAGGTGGCGAGTTCTTGATGCGCCTGTACAACGAGTACAAGCCTGAGTTGAAGAAGGGCACGCTCATGGCGTTTCCGTCTATCCTTGAGCACCAAGTGCTGCCTGTTACAAAAGGACTGCGCAAGTCGGCGGTTATTTGGGCATACGGCCCACGTTTTCGCTAATGAAAGGTGAGTGATGTTCGGAGATAGCGCGTTTAGCGCAGCCCCGTTTGCAGCTATAGCCGAAGGCGCAGTTAACGCCACGGTTGCTGTCGACGGCGTTTCCGCAACAGCTTCACTGGGTAGTGTAACTACTATTGCTACCGCCAACGTCTACCCTACGGGCGAAGTTGGAACAACCGCACTTGGTACTGTTTCTGTAGTAGCTACCGCCGAAGTTTACGTAACGGGTGAAGTCGGCACTACGGCGCTGGGCGACGTCACGCTCAACACCAACAACAATATCTCCGTAACAGGCGAGGTAGGTACAACTGCACTCGGCAACGTAACGGTAACTGCGGATGCGCAGGTTTATGTTGCTGGCGAAGAAGCCACAACTGCGCTGGGCGACGTCACGCTGGTTACCAACAACTACATTGACGCCACTGGAGTCTACGGAACTACCGCGCTGGGCGACGTCACGCTGGTTACCAACAACAGTATTTCTGTATCGCTGTTCGCCATGAACGGTACAGTCGGTTACGTCACTGTAACTGCAGATGCACAGACCTACCCTGACGGTGTTGCGGCCACTGCGTATCTTGGCGATGTGACTGTTGGGGCAAACGCGATTGTCGATCTGACGGGCGTTTACGGTACCACCGCTCTTGGCGAAGCCACGGTAATTGCCAAAGGTAACGTATACCCGACAGGCGTAGAAGCAACTGGGCAAGTCGGTACCGTTTCAATCGTCTCCAACAACTACATTGATGTCACCGGGGTCTATGGCACGACGGCGCTGGGTACGGCCACTGTTCGTGCTGCAGCAAATGCGTACCCTTCGGGGGTTTACGGTACTGGCTACGTTGGTACGGTCTCAGTAGTTGCCAAAGCAAACGTCTACCCCACTGGCGTTTATGGCACAGGTCGTGTAGGATACGTCAATGTTTGGGGCAACATCAACACCTCTCAAACTCCGGCTTGGGCCGCTGTTTCAACCACACAATCGCCCGGTTGGGCACAAATCCCGAACTGAGGGTAAACCATGAGTAGCTACTCACCAAACCTGCGAATCGAGCTTATCACGACCGGCGATCAAGTCGGTACGTGGGGTTCGACAACGAACACGAATCTAGGCACTTTGCTGGAAGACGCCATTTCTGGCTATACGTCTGTTTCGGTCACAAGCGCCAACCAAGCGCTGACGGCCAACAACGGTACCGCTGACCAGTCGCGTAACGCTTCGATTGCACTGACCACGACGACCACGGCAGCGTTTGCTGTGTACGCACCTCCGGCGGAAAAGACTTACACGATCTACAACGCCAGCAGCTACGCAGCCACGATCTACAACTCCACGGTTTTGGGTAACACCACTGCTGCTGGTGCAGGTGTAGCAGTCCCTGCGGGTAAGACAGTAACCGTCTGGTCTGATGGCACCAACTTTGCGTTCCAGAACAACCACCTGTCCAGCCTGACTTTGGTTACGGACTTGGCAGTTGCTGATGGCGGTACGGGGGCTTCCACCGCTGCAGACGCTCGCACAAACTTGGGTTTGGGTACGATGGCCACGCAGGCAGCGTCTAGCGTTTCTATTACTGGTGGCTCGATCACAGGTATCACCGACTTGGCTGTGGCCGATGGGGGTACTGGCGCGTCTACCGCTGCAAACGCACGGACAAACCTTGGACTGGTTATTGGTACGGATGTAGCCCCAGTTGCATCCCCTGCGTTTACAGGTACTCCTACGGTACCAACCGCATCAGCCGGTACGAACACAACGCAAGCGGCTAGTACAGCGTTTGTGACCACCGCTGTTACAAACGCGACGGGCTCGCTGGGCACGATGTCCACCCAAAACGCCAACAACGTCGCAATCACAGGGGGTTCGATCACCGGTATCACGGATTTGGCGGTTGCTGATGGCGGTACTGGAGCGTCAAGTTTCTCGTCCGGCGCACTCATCAAGGGTAACGGCACGTCAGCTTTGAGCGCGGCATCGGCATCCGACGTCGTGTCTGCAATCGGCTCTACATACGTAACTAATGCAACGTATGCAACAACGGCAGGAAATGGCGGTGTTACAAGTGTAAACGGTAGCACAGGCGCGGTTACAGTTACCCCCTCCACGAGCGAGGTCCTTTCCGCTACTGCGGCGGCCTCTACTGGTGCAGTAGGTACTTACGCAATGCTCGGCAGTGTTAGTTCATCAATTGTTTCGGAAGGAAGTACGCTAGCAGGCTCTAGTTTGCGATATGCGGGCATTCAGCGGCGAGATGGAAATACGTGGAACGTAACTTCGTCATCGACTCCGGGCACAGGAGGCTCCGGCACGCCAAGTGGTACTTGGCGCTGTATGGGCTATAGTTGGAGTAACTTCTGTGCAGGTACATACGGGCTTACTCTGTGGCTTAGAATTTCTTGAAAGGAACTGTATGAGCGCAATTTTGACATCCGTTACATCCCCGATTTGGGCGGATGAAGCACATACACGCATCGACTGCGTTATTACGACATCTCAGTTTGGCAATGAGCAACTACCTTTCACTGCTGACCAAAACGATGTGGAAGCGCACGGGCGGGCTATTTTTGCTGATATTGTTTCAGGCAAATACGGCGCTATCGGGGAGTATATTGCACCGTCTGACTCCGCACAAAATCAGCCCATGGTTGAAGGCGCACAAACGCTATGACAAATGCAATAGCGCCACGTTTTGCTGTTACGCAGGACGGAGCAGCAATAAACGTGCACCACGCCAACATAGGCGAAGGCCTGCCAAAGCATGAGCACGTTTACTCTCATTTGACCATCTGCGCTGCCGGATCAATTGTTGTTCGTAAGGAAGGCATCGAGCACGTCATGACCAAAGACAGCCGCCCAGTAAACCTCAAGGCAAACGAGTGGCATGAGATTGAGGCGCTGGAGGACGGAACTGTGTTCATAAACGTGTTTGCTGAAGGTAAATACTGAAAGCACAAAATGCGCAAACTACTCCTACTGATGCTTTTCATGGCGCCGGTTGTTTATGCGCAAGACACGACCATTAACTACAAGGGCCAGCCACCGCCGACTGCGATGGCTCCGAGTCTGTCTGCTATGGGTCAGGATATTTGCGCTGTGCCTATTAGCGGCGCTGTTTCTTCTACCGTCATCGGTGTTGCAGGCGGTACCGTCATCAACGACAAGAACTGCGAGCGCATCAAACTATCAAAAGTGCTCAACGATCTGGGCCTGAAGGTAGCGGCTGTTGCTGTCCTGTGCCAAGACGAGCGTGTGTGGAACGCGATGGAGATGTCTGGCTCCCCGTGCCCTATTGGTGGCTCCATCGGCGACGCTGCTCGTGACGCATGGAAGAAGCTGAACCCTGAACGATTCGAGGCGCTGTATGGCAAAGCGGTTTCTGCTGCTGATCCTAAGCCTGCTGGGGGCTGGTGATGCGCTGGCTCAAGGCTGTTATTGCACGTCTCAGTGGTTTAGTACGACGGCCTACCAGTACTGCATCGTCAACACCAGCTGCTGGGCCTGCGCTCCCGGAGCCTATGACCGTACTTGGCAAAGCTACTTCTGCAACGGCGTCGCCCCAGCCCCGGTTGTCACCTGTCAAACCAGCTTCACCGAGAAAACCGAAAGCTGCCCCGCGCACTTCAGCGGCGTCAAAAAGTACAAGCAAGAAACCCAAACCTGCAGCGACGGCAAAGTCACCCAAGGCCCGTGGCAGCTCTACCAAGACACCTGCGTCCAAGACCCTCCAACCTGCCAAGCCAGCAGTGAAAGCAAAACCGAAGCCTGCGGCGCCCACCAAAGCGGCCTCAAAAGCTACATCCGCCAAAGCACCTGCCAAGACCCGTACGGCCAAGCCGTCTGGGGAGCATGGACGCTGAGCCAGAACACCTGCAAACCTGACCCAGCGACATGTCTACCGACCAGCGAAACACAAATCCTGAGTTGCCCGGCGGGGTACACGGGGTCAATTACGCAGACAAGGGTCGGCACGTGTCCAGACCCGTATGGGACTTTGTCGTTCACATCTTGGATGACTACTTCGGATTCGTGCGTAAAGTCGATCACAAACCCGACCAACCCAACATCGCCAATCAGTCCTCTGAATCCGGCGTCGCCGACCAGCCCCACAAGTGCGAGCGCCACCTTGAGCGTAACTGCAACTGTGCCAGCGGCACCTGCGCCGACGATGACAACGGAGGGAGTGAGTACAGAGGCCCCCGCCTCCGCGCCCCAGAGCCAAACCAGCTCGGAAACTTCCGCTGCCCCATCACCGGTCAGCTCTGCTCCAGCTCCGTCTGCAGGGAGTGGTGCGAAGGCAGCGGCACTGGTACAGAAATTGGAGTTGATCGGCGCTATGCCAAAGCAGCCCAGTATTATCGAAACATTGACTCTGAAACAGGAGCTTCCTGATGACATCCGAAGACAGCAAAACTTTCTCCTTGACCTTATCACCTCAGATGATTCTTGGATTGATCCTGACCGTACTGCCTGTGATAGCGGGATCAGCCTATGCGGGGATAACGTTTTTCAATAAGATGCAGGACACCATCGAAGCGGTGGAGTCTTCCAAGCCTTATGACGACACTGAGCTGCGCGAGCAGGTGCAGACTTTCTCGATCGAAATGAAGTCGGTCAAAGAGCGCCAGCTGGCTACGGCTGAGCAGGCTGTGCGCATCGCTGAGAAGGCATCGGACGCCATCGCTTTGTCCCGTGAGACCAGCGCCATCGCCAAGGGCAGCAGCGCCGAGACCAAAGCTATCTTGGACGCCCAAGGCCGCGAGATCAACGCCAAGCTGACCCAGCTGCAAAACGAGATCAACAACGCAGTGACCAACCTGCGTACCGAAATGAACGCCCTCAAGCGTGCATCCACCAACCCTTTGTCTAAGTAAGGAGCTGTCATGCTATCTCTCATTTCCACTCTTGGCGGCTTGCTGATCTCCGGCTTGCCCAAACTGCTGGACTTTTTCCAAGCCAAGCAAGACCAAAAGCACGAGCAGGAGCTGGCACGTCTGGCCAATGAGCGCGATCTGGCCATGGCCAAGGAAGGTTTCCTTGCTCAACAGAAGATTGAAGAGTTCCGCACAGAGCAGGTCGCCATGCAGACTCAAGCGCAAATGGCCGAAGCTGAAGCTGGCATGGTCAAAGGCGCTCAAGACCACGACAAAGCCGTGCTGGAAAAGGCATCCCCATGGGTGGCCAACTACATCGGTACCGTGCGTCCGACTGTGACCTACCTGTTTATCTTTGAGTTGATTGGTATCAACGTCTGGATCGCCATGTACGGCTGGTCGCATCCTGAGATCATGTCCAACATCGACGACTTCATCAAGTTCACTGACATTGTGTTCTCCCCCGACGAGATGAGCATGCTGGGCGGCATCATCGGCTTCTGGTTTGGTTCTCGCAACTGGCAGAAAAAATGAGAACGTCCGACAAAGGCATCCACCTGATGCACCTGTTCGAGGGTTATAGGGACAAACCGTACCTCTGCAGCGCCTCGATGTGGACGATCGGCTGGGGGCATGTGATCTACCAACACCAGATCAAGCTCCCACTGGTACGCAAAGAGGGCTACACTGGCCCCCTGCGTGCTGAGTACCAACTTCACCCGGAGGACAACCGTGTCTGGTCGAAAGATGAACTGGTCGAAATTTTCAAGAATGACCTCGTATCTTTTGAACGTGGTGTTCTACGACTTGCTCCCAATCTCGATAGTCCTGAGCATCAACATAAATTTGATGCCTGTGTTGCGTTCAGCTTCAATGTAGGGTTGGGCAACTTCCAACGCTCGACCATCCGCCAGAAAATCCTGCGGGAAGACTGGGATGGCGCAGCCGAAGCGTTCATGCAGTGGACGAAGGCCGGGGGTAAGGTGCTAAAAGGACTGGTTCGCCGCCGTCAGGCCGAGGTGGACTTGTTCAAGACCGCGTGAGAAAATACCCGCTAACGAGGTACGTATGCCACTCCAACAGCTAAAACTCCGCCCCGGCGTCAACCGGGAGTCGACAACGCTTGCAAACGAAGGCACTTGGTTCGAGATGGACAAGGTGCGTTTTCGCTCGGGCTTTCCGGAGAAAGTTGGCGGCTGGGAAAAAGATACTGGGCAGTCCGCCGACGTCGTCCCTCCGGCCACCGGTTCGTTCTGGGGAGTGTGCCGTAGCTTGTGGAACTGGGTGACCACCACCGGCAACAACTTGATGGGGCTCGGCACCAACCTGAAGTTCTACCTGCAAAACTCCGCTGGCGGCAACTTCAACGACATCACACCACTCCGGGATACCGTAACAATCGCATCCAATGCGTTCACAACCACTAACGGCAGCACTACAGTGACCGTGAACGACACAGCGCACGGGTGCAGTACGGGGGACTTTGTCATCATCTCTGACGTACCCGGCGCAGTGAACGGCATCCCGTCAGCATCGCTCAACACCGAGTTTCAAGTCACGTATGTAGACGCTAACACGTACACAATCGTTGTTGACTCTCCGGCTACATCCTCTGGAACCACTGGTTCAGGCACATTCGCTTATCTGATACCTGTTGGCGAGGCGATCTACACCGTAGCTACGGGTTGGGGTGCTGGTGGTTTTGGCGGTGTGACTGGCGCAGCTACGACCGGTTGGGGTGAATCCGCTGCTTCTGGTGTTGGCGTGCAGATGCGCTTGTGGAGCCAAGACAACTACGGCGACTATTTGCTGATGAACTATCGTGGTGGCCCGCTCTACCTGTGGGTACCTGCTGCGTCTAGCAGCACGTACTACCGTGCGCAAGTTTTGTCCTCAACCAACACAGACACGCAAGACGGCACCGCCTACTGGACCACGGACACTAGCTGCCCGAGCGTGGCCAACCTCGTCATGGTGTCGGATAACTCACGTTTTGTGATCGCGTTTGGTTGTAATGACTACGGCGTAGCCACGCAAGACCCGATGCTGATTCGCTGGTCGGATCAGGAAAACTATGCTGTGTGGGCCCCATCCGCTACCAACCAAGCAGGTAGCTTCCGCCTGAGTTCCGGCTCCAGCATCATCGGCGCGTACCAGTCTCGTCAGGAAATTTTGGTTTGGACGGATGCAGCGATCTACTCGATGCAGTACCTTGGCCCGCCATACGTTTGGGGCGTGCAGATCATTTCGGACAACATCTCTATTGCCAGCCCCAGCGCCATGGCTACGGCGGCGAACGTCACGTACTGGATGGGTGTGGACAAGTTCTACATGTATACCGGTCGTGTTGAGACGTTGTACTGCCCCCTGCGCCAGTACATCTTCGGCGACATCAACTTGTTGCAGCAGTTCCAAGTAGTTGCGGGTACAAACGAAGGGTTCAACGAGATTTGGTGGTTCTACTGCTCGGCCAACTCGGATACGGTTGACCGCTACGTGATCTACAATCACCTTGAGAAAACGTGGGCTTACGGCAACATGGCACGTACGGCTTGGCTGGATACACCCCTGCGCGGCTACCCGACAGCTGCTGGCTATGACGGCCAGCTGATCTACCATGAAGACGGTGTGGATGACGGTACAACAAACCCACCATCTGCTATTACAGCGTACATCCAGTCTGCCGACTTCGACATTGGTGACGGCCACAACTACGGTTTTGTCTGGCGCATGATTCCGGACATTACGTTTGACGGCTCCTACGTGAACCAGCCCGAGGCTACGTTTACTCTGCGCCCACGCCAGAACCCCGGTTCGGCCTACGGTACAAGCGACTCGCCTGCTGTGACCAGCACCCAAAACTATTCTGCACAGCGCAACTACACCGTGCAAGAGTTCACGGAGATTGTGTACACACGCATCCGTGGGCGCCAGATGGCGTTCAAAGTGAGCTCGACTGGCCTTGGCGTGCAGTGGCAGCTGGGCGTGCCGCGTATTGATATTCGACCTGATGGGCGCCGCTGATGACAACGCGTAATCAGCTGCAGCTGTCTCCCCCTCCCCGGATGCCAACCCCGGGGCGTGAGTACGACGAGCGCTTCCAAAATCAGTTCGAGGACATTCTGCGTCTGTACTTCAACCAGCTGGACAACGCACTTCGGGCGGTTATCGGTACAAACGGCGGTCAACACGTCGACTGCCCTAACGGGCTGTTTTTCAATACGGCTGACCAGACTTTTGCGGTGGCTAATACAGCGTACGCGATCGTATACAACCAGACATATCTGAATAATGCCGTGGTATTGCAGTCCGGCAGTACCAGCAAAATCGAAGTCACAGTTAGCGGAATCTACAACTTCCAGTACAGCGGGCAGCTTGAGAGCACAAACAGCAGCGCAAAAAACTTCTTCTTGTGGATTAGCCGCGACGGTACAGACATCGGGTACTCGACCCGGGCGTACAGTATTTCTGGAAGCGGTACCTATGCGCCTATATCGTTCTCGTTCGATATTGACCTGCAGGCGGGGCAGTATATTGAGCTGATGTCCTCAGCGTCCGACACCTCGTTGAACCTAGGCGCATCTACCGCCTCAAGCCCCCACCCGGGAATCCCATCGTCTGTGATGACGGTTAACTTTGTCGCACCACTGCCAGCTGTCTTGCCGACACCGCCGTCCCCCTGATAAACTTGGAGGTATTATGAGCCTGCAAATCGCCGCAAACCATCTAGCTTCCAAGGGCCGTGGCCCGGATACACAGCTTGTCCACATGGCCCCCAATGAAGTGGCGGGTCTGCAAGCACTTGCAAAAGCTCATGGCGGCTCTCTGACGATCAACCCGGAAACGGGTCTGGCTGAAGCAGGCTTCTTGTCGAACATCCTGCCAACCGTGATTGGCGCGGGCTTGATGGCCTCGGGTGTTGGCTCTCCTTTGGCGATTGGTTTGATGACCGGTGCAGCGGGTACCCTCATTTCGGGTGACCTGAAGAAAGGTTTGATGGCCGGTCTCGGTGCCTATGGCGGCGCAGGCATGATGGGTAGTGTGTTGGGCGCTGGTGCTGGCGCAGCTATGGAAGCCGCCCCCCTAGCGGGCGGTATCGACGGCACAACGGCTGCTATGCAAGGTGGTTTTGGGGCTGGGGCTGAACAGCTCGGGTCTGTAGCTGGGCAAGGCGCTGCTGCGGCTACCCCCGCACAGGTGACTGGCATTCCCGGGTTTGGCGGTAGCTCCGTTGGGCTAACACCTCCGCCATCGTTCACACCCCCTGTGGCCGCAGTGCCCACACCATCTCCAGCACCGGTAACGCAGATGCCTGTTGACTACGCTGCGCGTAATCAAGCTATGGCGGATGCTGCCAAGCAGCAGATGGGGATTAATGACGCATCGTTCGCCGATAAGTTGGCAAGCGCGCCTGACCGTATTGGTAAGGGCATCAGTGGGATCATGCAAAACCCATCCCAACTCATGACTGGCGAGAACTTGCGCTACGGTCTGGCTGCTGCCGCACCCGCGCTGATGGCAACGCCTCAGCAGGCAGGGTACACCCCGGACACCGAACAGTCCAAGTTCACTTACAGCCCCGGTCGTGTACAGAACCCCGAAGAAGGCTACACTGGCCACGCTACCGGCGAACGTACGTATTTCCGTCCTGCGTATACCCGTTTGGCTGACGGTGGTCCTGTCGGGGCTATGTCGGATCGTAACGAGCAGCTCACGCTCTTGGCCAATGGTGGCCAGCAGTTTGCTGACGGCGGAACCGTTGACTACGAATTTGATCCCGTCACACGTCAATACAAGAAAAAAGAAGCCGCGGCACCCATCGGTGCTGTAGCACCGATCATGGCTACCACCACGTCTGGTGGTATTAGCGCGGGGCTTGACCCCCGTACGGCTGCCTTCTTGGACGCAGAAACCCCTGCTGCGCGCGATGCGCGTATGCAAAACGTCTCGAACATCATTGGCATGCTGGCTCCCGGCTCCATGATTAACGCCGCCGCTCAGGGTATTGGCGCTCTGGTTGGTAATCAAGCACAGCCGTACGGCGGTGTACCAGTCGTGAACATGGGTTCGGATACCGGGTTCGGTGGTTACGGGGGTATTGATGGTACGGGCGCTGCCATGACGGCTGCGGATGCCGACGCTGCGTATAGTGCAGATAGCTACAGTGGCGGTGATTCCGGCGGTGAGGGCAACGCTGCTGGCGGTCCTATCGGCTACGCCAAAGGCACCTTCCTGCGCGGCCCGGGTGATGGCGTATCTGATTCCATCCCCGCTACGATCAACGGCAAGCAGCCTGCACGTCTGGCTGATGGTGAGTTTGTGGTGCCAGCTCGCATCGTTTCTGAGCTGGGCAATGGCTCCTCGGAAGCTGGCGCACGTAAGCTGTACGCCATGATGGACCGTATCCAGAAAGCCCGAGCCAATACCGTCGGAAAAGATAAGGTTGCGAAAGACTCAAAAGCTGAGAAAATGCTACCTGCATGAACATCACGCTGATCCCTGTTGGCAAGCTGGCGGACGTAGTGCCGCACGTACTCCCGTTTATTCGAGAGTCTGAACAGTGGGCCCGGGGGCGTGTAACTGCCGATGACCTGCTGCGGTTTGCCCTTACAGGTGCCATGCAGCTCTGGGCGGTGCATGAAGAGGGTGTCGTTCACGGGCACGTGATGACCGAGATCAAGCAGTACCCGCAGTGCAAAATGCTGACCATTCAGTATTGCGCCATGGCGCCGGGGTCGCTGGAACAGATTGAAGATGAGATGCAGCGCGTCGCTGCCCAGTTTGCAGCCGATGCTGGTTGCGCTGGTATTGAATTTGTGGGCCGTCCGGGTTGGCGCGATACCGCCAAAAAGTACGGGTATGAGGTGCAGAGTGTGATGTACCAAAAGTTTTTTGAGGTGGCCAAATGATTATCCCGAACAAATTTAGCGGCTATGGCGAAGGCGGTCGTGTTACGTCTGTTCGTCGAGTTTTTGACTCTGGCGGCGGTGGCGGCAGTCCTACCCAAACGCAGGTCTCCGATCTGCCGGACTGGGCTAAACCCTATGCCAAGGACACGCTCGGCCAAGCCGCTGCGTTGACTGACGTTAACCAAAACCCATACCAGACGTATGGTGGGCAGCGTATTGCAGACTTCTCTGGGCTGCAGACCCAAGCACAAACGGCTGCGGGTAACCTGACAAACGCCCCCCAGATGGCTGCCGCCACTGGCATCGCCGGGCAGGCCGCAGGCCAAGCGCTGGGTGCTGGCAGCAACTTCAACCCCTACCAAGCGTCGATGATGAGCGTGCAGGCCCCGGGCTTGCAGAACTTCCAGATGGGTCCGGCCCAGCAGGTGCGCACGCAGTCGTTCGTCCAACCCGGCGCTGCCGAGTCCTATATGAACCCCTACATGCAGAATGTAGTGGACATCCAAAAGCGCGAAGCCTCGCGTCAGTCCGACATCTTGCGTAATCAGCAGCAGGCGCAGGCTGTGGGCGCTGGGGCTTTTGGTGGCTCCCGTCAGGCCATCGTAGAAGCTGAGCGCCAGCGCAATCTGGGCCAGCAGCTCGGGGACATCCAAGCGCAAGGTTCGCAAGCCGCGTTCAACGCAGCCCAACAGCAGTTCAACGCCGAGCAGCAAGCGCGTCTGGCTGCGCAGCAGGCCAACCAACAGGCAGGTCTCACGACCGGCCAAGCCAACCTGCAGGCACTCTTGGGCGTGCAGAATCTGGGCGCTACTCAAGGTCTGGCTGCGCAGCAGGCCAACCAACAAGCCTTCCAAAACGCTCAGCAGTTGGCGGAGCAGTCGCGCCAGTACGGCGCAGGTCTCGGCTTGCAAGGTCTGCAGACGGCCCTTACCGGTGCCGGTCAGTTGGCCAACATCGGCCAGCAGCAGTTCGCTCAGAATCAAGACATCATCAACCTGCAGAATCAGATGGGTCAGCAACAGCAGGCCCAGCAGCAGAATGTCTTGTCGCAACAGTATCAGGACTTCCTCAACCAGCAGAAGTATCCGTACCAGCAGCTGGAGTTCATGTCGAACATCCTGCGCGGCACCCCGATGGGTACCGTTCAAACGCTGTACGGCGCGGAGGCGTCCCCCATTTCTCAGCTGGCCGGTCTGGGCACCGCTGCGTATGGTGCGAGCAAATTGATGGCTGAAGGCGGTAGTGTGGACACGCCGTCCAACGGCCTGATGGATTTGGCGATTGCCGAAATGATGGGGGGCGATGTAGCATGATGAACGTCGAACAGATCACCTCGCAACTGGCCATGATGCCAGATGCTTCGCTGCAGAAGTACGCCATGATGCACAAGGATGACCCTTACATCATGGCTCTGGCAGTGTCGGAATCCCGTCGCCGTAAGCAGATGCGCGCCGCTGGCGCCATGCAGAACCCCGCTGCCCAGCCCCAGCCTAAAGTAGCCGACCAAGCTCTGATGGAGATGGGTGGCGGTGTGGACCAGCTCCCCGTGCAGGACATGGACTTTGCCGGTGGCGGCATTGTGGCGTTCGCAGAAGGCGGCAAGACGTACGAAACTCCGTACGATCGCATGAATCGTGAGAACCGTGAGCGCGCGGCGCGCGAAGAGGCGGAACGCCTCGCCGCAATTGAAGCCGCTGGTAACAGCACCATGCCGTACAGCGAGCAGATGAGTCGACTGGGCAGTGCTGTAGTTGGCGGCCTGAGCGATTTGGGCAAGACATTGGTTAGCGCTCCCGGCTACGGGCTGAGCAAAGACTCTCCGGCCCCGGCATCAGACGTTCCTTATGACCCCGCTACGGCCACTCGTCGCAGTGCGTATGAAACCCAAGGTGCACCGGGTTCGCAGGGTACGCCAGCTGCCGCAGGCGGACTTGGTGCTACTCCCGAAGCTGCCGCGCTCAAAGGCGCTGGTATCGGTGCTCCGTCTGTCAAAGGCGCCCAGCAAACCGCTGAGCAGTTCTACGACACCAAGAGCATGCGCGACGACCTTGAGAAGTATCAGCAGGAAGAGAAAGCCGCAGTCGAGGCCGCTCGTAAGCGCCGTCTGGAGGGCAAGCCCGAAGGCAAGGCGTATTCCAAGTTCGAGGAAATGCTGCAGCAAGAGGAAGCTGGCGCAGCCAAAGAGCGTGACGAAGCCACGGGCGTAGCCGTCCTCAAGGCCGGACTGGCCATGATGTCTGGAACTTCCCCCAACGCATTCGCAAACATCGGCAAGGGTGCCATGGAAGGTCTGGGCGAGTACACCGGCGCCATGAAGGACCTGAAGAAAGCCGCCAAGGAGCGCCAGAAAGCGTTTGCCGACATCGAGAACGCCCGCCGCGCAGAAGAGCGCGACGATTGGAAGACTGCCCGTGACTTCGAGGACAAAGCCGACGCCAGACTGGCCAAGGCCCGCGAGGTTGGCGTCAAGGGTATTATGGACATCACCGGCAAGAGTGCCGAGATTGCGTCTGGTATCTACAAGACCCAAGTCACCGAAGCTGGCAGCATGCAGCGTACCGCCATGCTGGCGGGTGCCCGCGATGGGGGTGGCGACAAGCAGACTCTCAACGAACTCAAAGCCCTGCAGACCAACTTGCAGAACCAGCTCAAGACGGAGTTCAACAAAGAGATGCGCGCATCCATCAACGCGCAGCTGGCCCAAGTCAACGCACGGATTGCGCAAATGGCAGGTCTCGGTACAATGGGGGGAGCCCCCGGCGCGCCAAGCCCCGGCGGAACCATGTCTGGCTGGGGCAAAGCCTCAGTAGTTAACCCGTAACGACCATGCCACTCTACCGCATCACAGCCCCCAACGGACAAACCTACGAGATTGAAGGCCCCCCGGGGGCAAGTGATGCGGAGGTCGCGCAAGCGGTCATGGCGCAGCACCCTGAAGCGGGTCGCGCCGCCCCCGAAACAACTGTCGGTGGCAACATCAAAGAAGCAGTCAAGGGCGTTCTGCCCGGGGCTGTCGGGCTGCTGGAGTCTGCGGCCACTGGCGCTTCTGCGCTCCTCCCCGATGAAATGGAACCCGCCGTACGCGAGAAGATCGCGTCGATCGCTGGCGCCGCCAAGAAACCATTTGCAGCTGCTGAAGGCTACGAGGACTCGGTTGGCCGGCGTATCGGTGAAGGCCTTGGCTCTATCCTACCCGTAGCCCCCCTTGGCTTTTTGGGTTTGCCCGGCGTCGCCGCTGGCGTCGGTGTGGGTCTGGCCTCTGGTGCTGGCGAAGCCCGTGTCCGTGCTGAACAAGCTGGCGCTACCGCTGAAGAGCGTGGCACTGCCACTGCCGCAGGTACCATCCCGGGCGCATTTGATACGGCCATCGACATGGCGTTGGCTGCGCTCCCCGGTGGGGTGGGCAAGTCGCTGAGCGTGGTTCGCCGCGCTTTGGTGTCGGGCGGTGTGGAAGGTGCCACGGAAGCTGCACAGGCCATCGCACAAAACTTGATCGCCAAAGGCGTATACAAGCCTGACCAAGCACTTTTGGAGAGTGCCGGTGAAGAAGGTGCCTACGGCGCTGGTGTGGGCGCGATCGCCAGTGTTCTGCTGGATATGGCAATTCCCGGGCGCAGTTATGGGTCGCGACTACCCGCACAGGAAAAACCCGGAGCAGAGCCGGGCGCCCAAGGCGAGATGTTCACCCCTGCTGAGATGGGCGTGGGCCGAGCTCCTGCTACTACCGCAGCTGAGCAAGCTATTACCGAACCGGCAGCCGCTACTACCGAAGGTCAGATGGACCTTGGCCTCGACTTCCAGCGTGAGATTGAGCAACTGTATCTGGAGCGCGAGCGTCTCAAGCAGGCCGAGCAGACCCCTGAAGTCAAGCAGCGCGTGGCCGACCTGTCAGACCAGATCAGCAGCTACGAAGAAATGAGCGTGGCCGAGCGCCGTGCGCAGGCCGCCACGGAAGCTGAGCAGGCTGCAAAAGACGCCCGTGGACGTGAGACGTTCCCGGCTCTGGCCAATGCCCCCGAGCTCATGGCCCAATCTGATGAGGTCAAAGCCCGCACTCAAGGCGACTTGTTTGGTGGCGAGCCTGCTGCAATTACCCCTGCAGCCGCTGAACCTATGGAGCCGAGCGCACCCACCCCGGTGCCGCCCTATGCCCGAACAGGCCCGTATCAATACAAGCTGCCGCTGCGCGCGCAGCCGACGCCCACTACGTTCACCATGCAGGACGTGGAGAACACCGGCATCGCCCCGAGCACAACCCGTGGCTGGTTCGAGCAGAACGTAGCCGGCAAAACGCAGGATGAAGTGCAGCAGCTGGTGACCAAAAACCCGAGCCTGTTGGAAGGCAAGGGCAAGCGCGCCAAGATTCTGCGCGAGCTGCTGGCTCCGCAAGCCGCGCCATTTACTGAGGAGAAACCACGTGTCCCGAAGGCCCCTATTCCTAAAGCTGAACAGCGACCTGAGCCCAGAGCAAGTGAGCCTAGCGTGGCAGTACCTAGCGAGCCTGCCGGAGTACAACCCACTGCTGTCCCCGTCGCAGATACCGGAACCCCCATTGGAACTGAAGGACCTGTCAGCAGCGGATTGGTACCTGCTGGAGAACCTGTTGGACAACGAGATGCAACTGAAAGAGCACAGCCAGCTGCAGTAAAAGAAGCCCCGCTGCCCGAGGCACCCAAGCCTGCTGCTGTGCAGCGGTTGGAGCGTGCCCGCACGCAAGCCGAGTTCAATGCCGCCATGGATGAGCTGGTGGCCATCCAGCGTTCTGCGGAGCATCCAGACAAAGACGCAGTGGGTGAGTTCATTGGGTCCAACGTCGCCAAGTACCCCGAGTTCGAGCGTGCCCTGCAGGCTGCTGAGTTGCGCAACCGTCCGAAACAACAAGCCCCTGCCGCACCCGCTGTGCGTGCGGAAGAGCCCAAGGCCAAGAAGCCGTTCGTGCCCCGCAAGAACGACGCGTTCTATGAGCCGGTTGGCATCGACCCCAAGACTGGCAAAGTCATCCGTGGCCCGCAGCTGCTGATCCAACCGATCGACGACGCGCGCGCCCGACGCTACCTAGAAGAATCCGCTGCCGACACTGGCACTGGCGAAGACATCCGCGACCTGTTCGCAGACATTGACGCTGAGATCGAGGCAGAAGCTGCACAGCCTGAGCTGGACTTCAGTACCCCTATGAGCCCGGATGGGCTGGTGCTTGAGCCGTGGGCCAAAGAGTACGACGAGGTCGGGTTTGTTGCAGTCTACGCAGATGAGGAAGTCTCCCTCGTGCGCGGGCTAAACAGCGTTGGTGATCAAGTGTACGTTGCCATGAACCGCAATGGGACTTATACCCGGTGGGATATTGAGCGCTATTCGGGAAACTTGTTCACGGAAGCGCAGAAGGGTCGCCTACTGGACGCTCGCGCCAAAGCGGTATTCGCCGAAAGCCAGCGCGCTGCCAAGAGCCCTAATGGGCCCTTCACGGGTGCGACTACCAACGTCGCCAAGTCGGAGTCGGTTGACCAACGGTACGCAGACTTCCTACAAAATCTCATGCGGTCTATGGGCTTAGGCGATGTTCGCGTGTTCTTGGTGCACCCTGAAGACGTGCGCGCCCCGGGCGCCATCGACAAGTACAAGCTGTACAAGTCCTTTGCTACCACTCAAAGCGCTGGTTCTAGCGAGACGGAGGACGGCTCCACGCAGACGATGGGCCCAGAGAAGCGGGACTTTTACATCTCGTTCAAGGCCGGTATGTCGGAGGGCAAGTCGATCGAAGTAATCACCCACGAGCTGGGGCACATGATTCAGGCGATTGCGTTCAATAACGCCCCGGCTGATGTACAGAACGCCATTCGCAAAGAGCACGACGCATGGCTGCAATCCACTAAGGGTAAGAGCGGTCGTGAGCTTGTGCAGATGCTGCGCAACCGCGAGACTGCAGATACCCAGATGTTGTCTGTGCCGGAAAGCAAAACCGCCGAGCAAATGGGTGATGACTACTGGAGGTCGTTCAAAGAGTGGTTTGCGGACAACACTTCGCGCTGGGCTTCGACTTCAGAAAAGCCCGTATCCATCACCGAGAAGTTCTTTGCCCGCGTAGCACAGATGTTGCGCGATCTAGTTGCTACGGTCACTGGCCGCAAGTACCCGCCCAACAAGCTGGTCGCTGAGTTCCTCGACGCCATGGGCCCCGGCAGTGCCGCGCTGTGGATGACTGGAACCGACATGGCGGTGCAACCATCTGGCCGCGCTGAGTTCTCCGTTTCCGCCTCCACCGAATCCCTCGTGGACAGCATGGGCGAGCTTGACCCGCAAACCAAACGCAGCCTCAAAGACCTCATCACTGGGTTCAAGCAGCAGGACGAGCTGGGCTATGCAGTCAAGTTCCGTACCCAGACCGCTGATGCCGCTGCCACAATCGAGCATCGTTTGCGCGAGCAGTTTGACGGCGCCGTGCGCGACAGCATGGGCAAGCTCAACCCCATGGGCCTGTACCGTCAGGCGCAGGACTACACCAAGACTCTGCTGGAGTTCTTCCAGACAGGCGGCTTGACCAAAGATGACGCCACAGGCCTGTGGGTTGTGGAGAACAAAGCGGGCGTGCGCCCACCCTCTGAGGTGTATGCACTGATCGACGCATGGGGTGCCAAGAACGGGTACAGCCGCGAGCGCGCCACCCAGATCGCCAGCCGTATCATGGAAGGCGTGCGTTTGGACGCCATGCGTACCGCCAACAAGACCCAAGGCACCGGATTCCTGCTGCACCTCAAAGATAACGAGATCGACCAGCTTGTCGCTGAGTACAAGGCAGACCCGGACCTGCAGGCCATGAGCAAGGCCATGGATGAGTCTCGTCTGGCTATGGTGGACAACATGGTGGCTGTCGGTCGCCTGACGCCTGAGACCGGCGAGGTCTGGAAAGAAACTGTCGGCTACGTGCCGTTCGACCGCTTAGAGGACGAAAAGTTCATCACCAACTTCAGCAAGGTCAAGAAGGTCAGCAACAAGGGCATTGCTCAGGTCGGCAAACTGCCGGAGCTCGTCGGCTCTCTGAACCGCCCGGTGGGCAACGTGTTCGACAACTACCTGAACACCCTCGGCTGGATGGTCGGCCAGACCATGAAGACCGACGGCACTGTGCAGACCCTGCGCAGCTTGGAGAAGCTTGGCTTTGCCAACTTCCTTGGCCGCAGCAGCCAGCAAAAGCCCAACACCGTCGACGGCTACGTCAACGGCGAGAGGATGTATTGGGAGCTGCCCAGCAAGTACGACGTGCTGGCGTTCAAAGACCTGAACCCACCCAAGACAGGCTGGCTGCGCAACCTCGGCAAGTTCTCCAACGTGCTGCGTAAGTCGGTTACGGCTCTGCCGCCCTTCGCGCTCAAGCAGGTAACAGACGACGTGCAGCGTGCCATCATGACTTCGGGTGTGAAGAACCCCGGCGCCCTGCTGCGCATGTCCCTGTCGAACTTTGGTGGGCTGGCCTTTGCTGAACTGCGTGGTATCCAGCATCCGTCCGTCAAGCAGTTTGGTCGCATGGGTCTGACTGGTGAATACGACTTCGAGGCTGGCAAGCCCGCCACGTCTCTCCTGAAGGACTTGGGCTACAAAAAGCGCGGCAAGTTTGAAACCCTGATGCACCGACTGGATGGCATCACACGCGCTTCCGATCTGGCAGTCCGCAAGGCCATCTACGACCAGACGCTCAAGGAAACCAACGACCAGCTGCTGGCCCAGACTCGTGCCCGTGAGTTCATCAACTTCCGCCGCCGTGGTGCCAGCGACTTCGTGGGTGCCATGGTCACGACCATCCCGTTCTTCAACGCCTACATCCAAGGTATGGATGTGCTGTACCGTGCAGCCTCCGGCAAAGACTCCAGCTCCTCCGTGGGTCGGGCGCAAGCACGCCGCATGTTCTGGAGCCGCGCAGCCACTGTGATGATGCTCAGCTCGCTCTACGCTTTGGGTGCTGGAGACGACGAGGACTACCAAGAGATGGACCTGCGGACTCGGGACAGCAACTGGATTTTGCCGGGCGGCTTTAAGCTGCCGGTACCGGGCGAACTGGGCGCGCTGTTCAAAGTCATCCCCGAGCGCGTGGTGGAATACATGCGCCGCCAAGGCACCCCCGAAGAGCAGACCGCATGGGAAGCAACCCGCACGGGCCTGAGCTACATCTTCGAGCAGTACGTGGGCCGTGTGACTCCTGTGCCGCAGGCTGTGAAACCTCTGCTGGAGGCATGGACCAACTACTCGTTCTTCACGGGGCGCGAGCTGGAAGGTATCTACCAAAAGCAGCAGGACCCCAGCCAGCGCCGCGCATCCAACACGTCTGAGCTGGCCATTGCCATCGCCAACTTTGCCCGTGACGTGGTGGGTGTGGACAAGGTATCCCCCATCCTCGTGGACAACGCCCTGAACGGCTACTTCGGTTCGACCGCTGGTCTGCTGGTGGCTGCAACGGATTCCTTGCTGAACCCAACGCGAGTTGATCGCCCCCTGCATAAGTGGGCACTGGTGTCGAACTACATGTACGACCCGGTGGGCACCCGCCGCATGACCGAGTTCTACGAGGAGCGCGAAAAGGTTGGCCGTGCCAACGCCACGCTCAACGAGCTGGCCAAGACCGATATGGACAAAGCCGCCGACTACGCTGAGAAGAACGCAGACATCCTGATGCTGGAGAGTGCAGTCAACTCGACGCTGGAACAGCTGGAGCGTACCCGGGCCTACCGCAAGTACCTCAACAGCCCGCTGGGCGCCGAAGGCATGCCCAAGGACGCACGCGAAGCTGAGCTGCAGGAGCTGCGTAAGATCGAGGTGGAACTGACCGGCTGGCTGCGAGAAGCCAAAGCCTCACTGCGCTAACCGACGCGCCAGACCCGAACCCCGTACCGCCCGTATTCCACGCGGGTGCGTACGGTGAGTTTGATTCCCAAGTGCCGCTCGATAAGGTGCAGGATGTCCCGCACCTGTATGGCGGTGGCTACGGTAGGTAGGAAGAACGAGGAGCCGAGGGTCACCCGGCTCCAGTCGATGTAGTACTCGACGTTTTTGATCTGGACGACCCGAGGGTCGCCTTCAAACTCACGTTTCGGTCGGCCCATCTGCGAACGCGCTTTCATCAAGACCGATCGCCGCACCGTCGAACACGTAGCACCGCACCGCCAGACCGCTGAGGCCGCCCACTGCACCGGCACCGATGCGGGTGGTAGCTGACTTGCCGTCGTACTTGACGATGCCTGCAGCGGCCAGTTTGGCCAGACTGTCCTTCACGTCCACCTGCCGCCCAGCGAAGTACTTGCGGTACTCGGCCACGGTGATGTACAGTTCTTTCGTGTCTGGCTCGTACCGAAGCTTGAGGGAGCCCTTTGGCATCGTGATTGGCGCCACGAGTGCCCCGCCCTTTGTCGGGTGGTTGATGACCAGTGCGTTGTTGACGTTTTCGTTGATGAATGCAGCCAGTGTTTCCTTGGACACGGTCAGCATGTCGCCAGTCTCACCCTTTGCAGTCAGCTTGGCCTGAGCCACAACACCCAGAGAGTAGTTGTAGATGCGCTTGACGTCGATGTTGTGCAGACCGAGCTTCCTAGCGATCATGGCGCCCGTGAAGGCGCATGCCAATATGCACGAATAGAAACGGTCTGACTGGTCCAGATTCATTGCTTGGTCGATCTGCGCCTGCATCTTCAGGCAGGAATCCCGCACTGTGTCGATGTTGCTGACCACAAACTGGATGAACAGAGGGCCAGCCACGCCGTAGTTGTCGTTGAGCTTGCCAAACACTGAGTCGATCTCGGACTTGGTGGAGCCGGTGTACTTCGGCACGGAGATTTCCAAGATGCGGCGCAGTTCGCCGTCGGCTGTGTTTTTCAACTGCTGCAGTGCATCGACCACGGATGCGTTACCAGACGTGATAGTAATGTTGCACCAGTTCGTGGAGTTGGCGCGCAGCTTGTTGGTCTGCGCTTCCATGCGGTGCTTGCCCCTGCCGGATGTAAAGCCATACGCATAGTCAGACAAGACCTCGGCCTTCTCGTTGGTGATCTCATCGACTGTGAACGCAATGCTGTTCATCATGCCCAGCATGTGCATCTTGGACGCGTAGGTGTCTTCCTTTTTCATCAGTAGCTCATCTGGTGAGCCAAAAATGGAGTTGACAACCATCTGGGCCGTGGACTTGCCGGAGCCTGAACCGTTGTGCTTGAGGTGCACCTGAGCGCCCTTGACGTGGTTGCCGCCAATGAGTTTGAGCAACGGCGAACCAAAGCCAAAGAACAGTGTCAGCGCATGCGGCTCCAGACCGGGGCGGTCGTAGAAGTTCACAATGTCACGCCACTCTTCGAGGGTGCCTGTGGGTCGGAATGACGCTGCCAGCTGCCGTGTTCCGCTGGCCGGGGGTGCGAGCTTAACGCCCCCTGCGGTGTATTCCACTTCACCAACAACGAAGCCCTGCATGTCGTGGGTCCAGCCCATTTGGTTGCGGGTCTTGCTGGCGGAGTACTGCTGCTGCAGCTTGCGAATCGTTGATGCAAAGTAAGCCATAAGGGCGTCCAGATGTTTCCCGTATGCGATGACCCCGTGCTTAATCAGCAGGTCCCGCATCTTGTCTTTGGTGAACAGCGTGGTGACCGGAGCGTAGAAGCGGCGCACGCCGTCGCGCTTCATGTGCAGGTTGATACCCACCATCTCACCGTCGCCATCGCCACCTTCGTCGATGTCGTAAAAGCGTTCTGTCAGGTAGAGGTCATGCGGGTAGATTTCAACTTCCTTAACCTCGCCGTCTGCAGATGTCTCTTTCTTGAACACGCCGCCGTTGGTGCCACGGAAGTATGGATACGGGTAGGCCGGGATGGCCATGGTCACTGCTGGAGACTCTTCGTCCTGCGGCTTCTCGATCATGTACTGATCGTTCTCGACCGGGGACTCCTGCACGATCTTGCCCAGCATGATGGGGCTGCCGACTTTCTGCTTGCAGCCTTCGCACCCAGTCGGGTTGTTGGCGCGGTACCACTCGCAGGTATAGGGGCCCTTGGTCTCTGCAGCTTTAGCCTCGGTGTTGGCCGGTGTGTAACCGGGGTGCGCCTTGGAGAGCTGGTGGATGGCCTTGGCTCCGTCCTCACAGCGCGTAGCCACCGATAGGGCCGCACGCCACAGGGGTTCTTCCAGCGTAGCGGCGTCGACGATCGCAATCTTGATTTGGTTGCAGCCGTCGTCTTTGAGACTGCGGCGCACGATGCGGTTAAATGAGCAGGAGGGGAACTCACCGCCGCCCACGTCACGCGACGTGTCGTCCATGCCAAACTGTTTGGCTGCGGACAGATCAAATGCCGGGGTGGGGAGTAGCTTGACGAAGTCCGCCAAAGACACCGCAGTACCAGCAACTCCCACTTGCACGGGGCGCTGCTGGTTGTTCTTAAAGTTGTAGGTGCCGGGCACGCGCAATATACGCGCACGGTCCGCAGTCACCGCAGGGTCTGCATGCAGGTTGTGGTCTGCACACATCTTCTTCAAAGCCCGGGCATGGGGGAACCATACCTCGGCGGGGACGTCTTCCGTCAGGGGCCAGTACACATGCAGGCCACCACCAGAATTGACGACGTAGGGTGTCGGAAAACCGACAGAGCGAACAAATTCGCTCAAGGCCACAGAGGCCTCGTTTTGGTCGGCATAGGGTTTGCCTAAGCCGCAGTCAAGATCAAGGAAGAACGCCCGCAAGAAAGCGGCGTTGTCGGCAGTACGGCCATCGGCAGCGTCTTTGAAAGACGCCAAAGCGAAATACGCATCTACCCCTTGAGAGGCCATGCCGTCAGCGGCAGCCTCCACATCTGCAATCGTAGGGTGGAACGATTGCCTGACGGTGCCTGACCGGATACCCACGGCGCAATAGACGCCCTGTGTGGGTAGAACGGAGTTGAGAAAGTCAGCCACAAAACCTCACGGACAACTGGATGAGACAAAAAGGGCGACGAGTTTCCCCGTCGCCCGACTGAGAGATTACTTGCGCTTGGCTTTGGCAGCCAGCATCCCTGAAGAGATCAGTTCTGCTGCGCGAGTCATCTCAGCAAGGTAACGCGGGTGCGGTACCGTTTGCCCAGTCATCCAGTTGTAGACCGTGCTGCGCGAGACCCCAAACCATGCAGCCAAATCCGAGATCGGCTGGTGGTTGCGCATGCAGGCCTTGACAAGTACCCGCAGTGCAAGAGGCTCGTGCTTCACGCTCTTAACGCGCTGAACAAAAAAGGAATCGTACCCGCGCATTACCTTCACTCCTCGTCCGTAGCCCAGTCATCCAGAATCGCGGCAACGTTCTTCGCAGCAGGGGCGGCAGCCTCAGCCTTGGGTTTGGTAGCGCGCTTGGTTGGCTCAGCCACTTCCTCAGCTTCGACCTTAGCTGCAGGGGCAGCTTCTTGGAAGGCTTGCGGCAGGGCAACCTGCTGCTCCCCCTTGGCCTTGCCCACGTTCATCTTGAACTCGACGGCTTGCTTGGCGTCCTCAGTCTGGCTCTGCTGCTTGCCCAGTTCCCACTCTTCGCGGGTCAGGGGGCGCACTGCGCGGAACTTCAGGACAGGCACAGCTTCGCTGGTGTCGAAACGAGCTTCGGTCACGATGCCGGTGATTGGGATACCGTGGCCAGCAAGGAACTTGCCGAACGCTTGCAGAGGCATCTTGTCGCCATCGGCTTTACCGAAGTAGGACTTGGCAGGAATAGACAGGCGGTAGATGTTGCCACCGATGTCGTTTTCCAGAGCCACAGCCAGACGCTTGCTGTAACGGCAGGCGCGAGACTTACCGTCGCCGGAGCCTTCGATGTTCTGCTTGCAGGTAGCGCAGCTGGAGCTTTGCGGGTTGGGGACTTCCTCGTTGGGCTTGTCGCCTTCGGCAGACCAGCAGGCAGGCTTGATGTCCTTGCCTTCTTCGTACTTCTCAGCGTAGAACGTGCGGGAGACGCCCTTGCTGGATGCAATCACCACAAGGTTCATGGCGCGGTCTTCGTTCTTGGCGACCTCTTCCCCGCCAACCACCATACGCCAGACGCCACCTTTGATGGAAATCTGTTTGCCGCCGGACGAGCCGGCAATGTCTTTGGTGGTTTCATCTGACGCTTCGCGCAGATAGTCGGGAACCATGGAACCGGATTGGAAGAGTGCGATGTTGCTCATAAAAATTTCCTTTGGATGGGAGGTTACTTTGTGGCCCTACGGACCGTTACCGAGTACTTGGACTCGACGTTTACACCTGCTGGCATGGCATCTGGGTTCTCCTTGATGAACTCCGAAAAATTGCCTTGGGCAATCCGGCGTTCGAGAAGTTCCGGGGCGTCATGGTCGCGGATGAACTTGTACATACTGTCCCAGTCGCTGGTCCAGTATCGTGTCTTGACAGATCGTGTGAACGACCCGAATGGTGTCTTACCGCCGTCTTGGCCGGTGGTCTTGCAGATTTCCAGCAGCTCTTGTTCGATGATGCCCAACTGTTCGTTGAGTTCGTTGACTTCCTGCTCCATCTGCCGTTGCTTCTTATCCCGGGCGTCACGGATTTTGACGTAGACCTGAACGAGTTTACTCGCGTCGCTCATGGTGTTCTCCTTAGTAAACGGTTTGCATTTTCTGGCCAATGCGCTTGGCCATCTCGGAGATGAACGTGGGGTCGTTGAGTAGGCTCCACTTCAGACGTGTGTGGAGTGACGACGCCCTCATGTCGGCTGGGCTTGTAGTACCGTAGAGCGGGTCAGCCCCGTCAATCATCGCGATCAGCTGCTCCCGGATGCGGTACGTGATCTTCTCCTGCAGCTCCAGCAGCATGGCTGCGTCTTCTTGTTCTGTGCTCATTGTTTTCTCCTGTTGTGTGGAAGATTGTACATTGTCTAATTTAGCCGTCAAGCTCTTGTTTGTACAGTTCCACCAAATTTTGGTGTAGATCAATCTTGCTCTGGAGCATGGTGTACATGCGCCGCTCGACTGGGCTACCCTGCAGGTGGGTAACTGTAACCTTGTTTGTCTGCCCTGCGCGGTGTGCACGGGCATTGGCTTGTAGGTAGATTTCCGTAGATGACACTGGACCCCACCAGACAACTTGGTCTGCCCGGGTAAGGGTAATCCCGTGTGCCGTAGCTTGCGGAATCATGAGAAGAACCCGTGGGTCGTCTTCGGTCTGGAACCGCTTGATGATCTCGGCGCGCTGCGTGGCAGCTACGCCCCCATGAATCACCTCTGCCGTATGCCCGGCCTTGGCCATCTCATCGCGCAGCATGTCCAGCGTGTGCCGGTAGGGCACGAACACCAGAATCTTGCGATCGGTTGACTCGATCACATCCATGAGTTCACTAACCCGGTTGGATACGTCGAACTCCACCACGTCCTTATCGTCCGTATAGACCGCCCCCTGCGAGACCTGCAGCAGCTTGTTGAGCATGGAGGCCGCGTTGACCGCAGTGATCTCGGAGCCTGCAGCGATCGTCATCATTTGCTTGCGCAGCGCCTCGTAGTACTTGGTCTGCTGCGCGGTGAGCGGGACGTCGCGTGTGTTGTACAGCATCTCTGGCAAGTCGAGGCACTCTTCTTTGGTGAATCGAATCGCGGGCTGCAGGATGTTATGCACGATTTGCTGCGCCTCTTGACGGGGTACCCACTTGTACTGGGTCAGCTTAATCATCACGCGATCGCGAAACGCGCCGAAGAACCTAGGTACGTTGGCAGGGTTGACCATCTTGGCCAAGCCGTAGGCATCCAGCGGTGACTGCGACGCAGGCGTACCCGTCATGAGCCACAGACGCGTAGTAGGTTTAATCAGCGAGGCCAGTGCCTTCCACCGCTCGGTCGTCACGCTCTTGATGGCGTTGGCTTCGTCAACGATGATGAGATCGAACCCGCCGTTCTCCAGCTCTTCGCGCACAACCTTCACGCCGTCAAAGTTGATGACGACGAACTCGTAGTTGCCCCTGACCACAGCTTGCCGCTGTGTGCGCGTGCCTTGCGCGATGGCCACTGTGCGGTGCATCACGGTCTTGAACAAGTCAGAACGCCATGCAGTCTCCATGATGGACACAGGGCATACGATCAGGACGCGCTTGACCTTACCCTGCATCATCAGGTAGTCGGCAGCCCACGCCGCAGCAGAGGTCTTGCCTGTGCCGGCCTCGTTGAACACGAAGCATCGGGGGTTGAGGGTGAGAAATTCTGCAGTGGTTCGCTGGTGCGCAAACGGAGTGAACATCCCGGGCCACTGGTACCGGCTGAGGATGGGGCTAGGCACGTTCTTGATACCTAGGTTGCGAAGCAATTGCACTTCGTCAAAGTCCCAGTGGACCAGCACTCGGTCCACGTCGCCGTGGGTTTCCACGACCTTGCTCTTGGGGATAAGCGCAGTGATCTGCGCGCCCTTGCGGGTGTTGAAAATCAACGCCCTGTCTTGCACGATTTCCATGCGGACCTCACGAAATAGAAAGATTGACGGCAAAAGAAGCCCGGTAGCAGAACTACCGGGCTAAATCAAGGAGAAACACAATGAAGCGCTGGTCACCCAGCCACTCCATCCTACATTACTTTTTGCGCTCGCGCTTGGAAATTTGAGACTTCATTGCACCGGTCTTGGTGCGGGCGAAGCTGGTGTTCTCGGACTGCGGTGCGGCTCTAAGATTAGATGCCTTGGATGTGCCACCCTTGGATAGGGCTTTCTTGTGGTCGACGTCTACCGTAGACGGCAGATCGCCGTTGGCTTTCTCGTAGGCCCGGCGGGCCTTGTTGCGCTCAGAGCGTTTAGCGATTTGCTCTGGGGTGCCTTGGTACTTGGCGTACTCGGCGGCGTAGTTGCGTTTAGTTGCCATGATGGTGCTCACATGAAGAGACTGGGCAGAACTTGCAGAGGGCAGAACTGCGGGCATTCCAGACGCCCACTTCCAATGCACTCTCGATAGCTGAGGCCCTGCCGGCCCATTTCGACAGGATTTCGGGCAGTTGATCCCGAGTGTACTCAGACTTGATGATGTCGCCAACCACTACGAACAGCAGGGCACCCTTGACTTTCTCAACCTCCGGGTGGTGGATGAACACCATGGCGGCCATCAGTTCGAGCTGTGCGGTGTCTGCATAGCGGCTGGACTTGCCGGTTTTGTAGTCTGCTACCCGCGCCACTTTCCCGTTACGAGAGATGGCAAGATAGTCCGGGATTCCTCGGAACCATACGTCTTTGTCAAAAAAGCCACACGGCGTAAAGTCTGCTCGGATACCCATTTTTTCCTCGCACCGGATGTCGGCGTCGAGGGCAGCAAGAGGTTCCACGAATTTGCGGTACGCCTCAAAACTTGCTGGCAGTGGGGTGTTGGATTGGATAAAGTCCTCAAAGGCTTTGTGTACTGCTGTTCCATAGAGGGTTGCTTCTGTGTCTTTTTGCTTGAATTTTTTGAGAATACGGACTTCGTTGTAGCGCCGGGGGCAGCCCTCAAAGTCTTTGATTGCGGAGTAGGAATGTGCGAGTGCCATAGAAAGAACCGTGAGTTGATTTGCCAACCCCGAGTTTACTCCACCCCCGGCCAGTGCGGGGGGCGTTCGTCGTCCCCGGCGCCGCGCATAATGAAGAACCAACTCAGCGACATGGTGTTGCACTTGAAGGTCTTTGCCAGCTCCCCAACGTCGGCGCCAACACGGAACATAGCGTAGGCACCCTCGAACTCGTCGAGGGTCATCCCAAGATCGTCCCGCAGAGCTTCCTCAGCAATCTCCATAGCTTGCGCCCATACCGGATTCGCAGGACAGGGGTAGGCCAGCGGCCCACTTGGGGTTCCAGCTCATGCACTCTTCCACGTAGGCTTGGGCCTGCTCGGCTTCATCCTCGGGGGCGATCACCGCAATGGCGTCATGCACCGTCAGCACCACCTTGTAGCGCTTCGCAATACGAAGCATCTGCTCCGCCACGATCTGACGGGCCACCGCTTGGCAAATATTTTCGGTTGCTTTCCCGCCGTAAATTCTAACCGGCAGCCCCTTGGACTTATAGACCAGCTCACGTTTGCCTTCGTCGTTGACAACGACCTTGAGGTCCGGGTACTGGATGTGCAGCCCACTGGGCAGCGTCAGCATAGGCACCGTGCCGGGAACCGCTTGGATGAGCCCCACAGCGTCGATCTCCATGGACTGGCCCGTCAGCATCGCTTCGAGCGCGCGCCCCGCTTTCGCCCAGAGGTCTGCGATTTTGAAGGAGGCACTGCGGTAGGTGTCAATAATGCGCTTGGCTTCCTCAAGCGTAACTTCAACCCCTGCCTGAGTTTTGAGGAAGGCCTGCAGTTTCTTGTGGCCGACGCCGTAACCAGCTCCAAGAACAACAGTTTTGCCAACCTGTCGCTGTGTCTTGTCGACTGACTCAACCGGGATACCGTAAATCTTCGACGCCATGAGTTTGTAAACATCTTGCTTGTCCTTGAAGGCTTGCACCAGATCGTCCTGCCCGGCCAGCCACGCCAGCGTACGGGCCTCAATCTGCGCGGAGTCACAGTCGATCACCACGTAGCCCTTGGGGGCCTTGATGGACTTCTTGATCTTGCCTGCGTTCGCACCGCGTGACGGCAGGTTCTGCAGGTTTACAGAGTCTTGCCCAGACCAGCGACCAGAGTGGGCCCCGTAGTAACGCAGAGGTACAGGAAACTTGCCTCGGCCAGCCATACCAATAAAGCGTTGCGTACGAGTCTCTTCGATGGTAGATTTTGTCCCGAGGCGCGCGCTAACCATAGTCTGCACCCGCGCATCCGGGTGCTCTTCCAGTGCCTTAAAGGCTTCATCGGTCTTGGCGAACGCATAGGCCAGCTTGCCGGTTGTGGGGCTGATCTTCGTCGGGGGTTCTACACCCAGCGACTGCAAGACGTCGGCGAACTTTTGATTCGACATCAGGAGCTTCTTGATACCCTCCATGCCGTCGGTGTACACCGCATGCACAACCTCAGGGTTGGCCCCCTCAAGCATCTTGTCGCGCACTGTGTGCAGCAACGCTTCCTTAGCGTCTACCACCTCTTGGTAGTGCAGCTCCAGCATGGGCTTGTCCAGCTCCAGCACGGGTTCGATGAACATGCGCAGCGTCAGGTCGATGAGCTTCATCTCAACCTTGGGGAACTCCCGGCCCATGTAGGCCAAGAACAACTGGTAGGTCAAGAACACGTCCAGCTCGCAGTACTCTGCGTACCGCCGCAGCTCTTCTGGTGTGAAGTCATCGTAGTGCTTGCCGATTGCGTTGTTAACCTCGTCGCCCTTGATGCCGATCTTCAGACGTTCGGCCTGCGCCTTGAGGCTGTGGGACTTCTCATGCGGGAACAGTGCGCGGGACATGCCCATGATGTCCATCCACACCGCAGGCTGGACGCCGTAGCGCCAGCTCAAGATAGCGCCGTCGAAGGCTGTGTTCTGACACACCACCATGGCGTCGGACCAATCGAACTCTTCGAGGAACTGCCGGCACTCGGGCTTTGGCACCCACTGGGTGGGGCCGTCGTCTACCTTGATGGCAAAGCCGATCATTTCAAACATCGGGGATCGGCAAAATTCCTCCGTAGTAAGGCGCGATAAAGAGTACTCCCTATCGTAATAGCACTCTAGGTCGAACGTAACTACCTTCATTTAGTATCTCCTGTTGATAACACCCACTCGGCGAATTGCCGAAGTTGCGCGGGTGTTGCGTTCCGTTTCATGGCGTTTGCCAGCATGCTGATGACCTGCACGTTGCCGCGCACATACCCTTTGGCGGGGTCGATTTTGTCTATGCTTGGGGACCACGGCGAAAACCCTACGCCACGGTCCACAAATCGACGGTTGAATACAGGGCACTTGGCGGGAGCGATCGACTTTACATAGGACGCAAACTCCATAGCGGTCGAGAACCCCACGCGGATTCCTCTGCGCCGAGCCGAGTGGAATACCCCTGCGGCACGCCGGTACCAAACGTCATCGGAAGGTATGTATGCGGCGCCCACTTTGCGTTTTGCAAGCAGGGCTCGTGGGTTATTCTCGCCCCGAAAGTTCCGACGCCCAGCGTTAGCTCTGGCATGCTCAGACCGGGTGCACTTCCCGCAAGACGTAGAGTGCCCCGACCGTAAGTTCGCCCCGGTTACTGCACGGGTTTCCCCACAACTGCATACACAACGCCACTTACCTTGAGGCTTCCCCCCAAGATACTCGTGGGCAGTCCACCGGCCAAAAATTTGGCCCGTCAAGTCAATGCGGCGCATGTATTACTCCGTAGATTTTTACGTAGTATACACAACTTTCATTTGTAGTTCCTAGAGCTGCTGGCAACCACGCCAATCGTATTTTCCGCCATCAGGTTGTTGGTGTACTGTGCGTTGACCGCGGCTATGTTGGCGCCCAAATTTGTCGCATACACCGAGCCAATGTCTGCATACGGGTCCGCCACAGGCTTATCCGCCATCGCAAAGACGATCTCCGCATCAAACCGCACCTTTCGGGCCTCGGTGTACGCCTCAGCCAGCGCAGCTTTTTCTTCGTCGGACAGGAACCAGATATACGAGCGCCCCTCTTTCTCGCGTTCAAGTCGAGCACCGGGAATCAACTCGTTTTCGATGACGGACGCCCATGTCGCAAACTTATTGCGGCGGATGCTGAGGCCCTTGGATTCCCCAACAGGCCCAAAAAAATCATCCGGGTTGTTCGCCATCTGGTCGATCAGTATCTGCACTCCGGGTCGTAGGTTGCTCATTGGTTTCTCTCCAGTTGATGTTTGTTTTCTTGGCGTACGCTTTGCGCTTACGCTCTACGTTTTTTAAGCGTCGGGCCGCTTCCGGGTCCATCGGCTTCTTGTGTGCGTTCAAAAAGTCGGTAATTGGATTGGACTGCTCCGTTGATTTTGAGGACATGTAACCACCCATCAAGTTCATGCACGTTGTCTTCGTTGATGACCAGCGCCACGCCACCGGCCTCATCAATCCGTCTAAGGTTAGAAATCTGCAGGTCAGTGGGCCGGTTGGTGCCGGCCTTGGCTTCAATGCCAATGAAGCGTCCGCAGTGACACACCAGAAAGTCCGGGATGCCATGCGCGCCCATACCGTTTGATACAGGCAGCACATGATACGCCCCATGGTTCAGCAGGGTCAGCTTGATCTTAGCTTTGACCTTGGCTTCAGGCGTTGCTGCCACGTTGCACCTCCGCCAGCTTCAGTGCGTAGTGGCGTGCCTTGTTAGCGTCGTCACTGTCCTTTTTGCCTTGGCGCATACCGTACTTGATTACGTTTCCTTTGAGATAACCTACCCACTCCTCGGGCGTGAGCACGGCCTCCATCACAGCCCAAGGCTGGATGCCCATCTCTTTGTAGTGCTGACCGCCAACTTGCAGGTCGTCGGCAGTGGTTCCGTTGAGTCCTTCTTTCATAGCAATGCTTCCTCTGTTTGGTTAATCGTTTGTTTCTCTATTGACCGGTGCATCTGCACCAAAATCTTTCCGTCTACGCGGTCGAACGGCCACCACATCTTTTGTTGGATGCGGGCAGTTATCTGGCGGGGTGACAATGCACCAGACTGCGGCGTATTGTCCGTGGTACTTCTTCGACGGGCCTTCCCACCTGTCGATGTAGGTGTCTGGCATGAAGCCAAGATACTTTGCGACGTTGCCATTTTCTCTTCCTGTCATGTCGGCTAGTTCCCTAACCGTTAGTCCGTCGGGGTGGCTGCGTAGTATTGCACGCAGGTCCCGCACAAGTCCTGTTCTCATTTCTCGTGCTTGTTCTGTTGGGGTTTGGTAGACGACTTGGCTCTGGAGTACACGCCGAACAGACGATACGCCAGCACTTCTTCCTCGCGTTTCTTGGACATGCCGGGGACGGTACCGACGAGCTCGCCCTTGGCGCGGCGTTCATCCAGTCTGCTCGTTACGAGCTGCCCAATGGTCTTGCCGTCGGATGACTTAGGCCTGAATGTGTGGTCGCTCGCAAAGATGCTTGGGCGTGGATGCTCAGCCCAAAGGAACGGTGAATCAGGGTGACACTTGCAGGTCATGTGTAGCTCCAGCCATACGTTGTAAAAGTTGTTTCGCCGACTTACGTGCGCGGTATTCTTCGGCAATCTGCTGACGGGTCTTGGACGGACGGGGTACGTCTGCCTTGTCGCCCAGCATGTAGATGCGTGTCTGCTGTCTGCCAGTCCCATCCCACATACAGATGTGGATGACGTTGGCTTTGTGCAGGTGGTAAGTGTAGTCGTAGATGGTCATGACGTGCAGACCAGTATCGGCGGCGAGTTCGGCGCAGGTACGGGTACCTTGCATCAGCAACTGCATCAGGTGTGCATACGCCATAGCGTTAACCTTCCCCGGTGCTTTCGTGACGATGCTGCGCCGCCCTGTTGGGTCTAGTCGTTTTGGGTTCTTCATGAATCAAAGTTTGTGTGGTTGTGGATGTATTCCATCTTCAGCATCTCGATGCCTCCGACGACTTCATACACGCTCGGGTGTGTGTTCGCAATGCCGGTCATGCGTGTGCCATCTGCGAGAAAGCCGACGGCGTAAAAGGATTGCAGCATCCCACTCTCTGCGTCTTCCAGCATCTTGCGCAGGATGTCAATGACTACCTCCTTGGGTCCATGTGTTGGGGCTACTACCCCCGGTAGTCCGATGATGTTGCTCATTTCTTTTCTCCTGCGGGCGGGGTGGTGTAGTAGGCAGTTTCAAGAATCTTTCGCACATCGTGAGGAAGTGTGAACCCTTCCAAAACTGTGAACACGGCATCTTTCAGTGATTGCGCCACCGGCTCCACGCGCTCCGCGCTTTGCACACTTGCCAAAGACACAAAAGGCTCGTTCTCTGGTTCGTGTTCTTGCACAGGTGCTGCGGGTGGGTTCCATGTGCCGCTGTCGCAATCACAACCGCTGTCCATTCCGCACTCAGGGCATCCGGTAAGCCATTCATCAGGCTCCTGCACAGGTGCTGGCTGTGCTGCGGGTGGGGTGGTGTAGAGGGGCAATGCACGATGTTCGTTAGTAAAGTCTGTTGGGTTGTCTGTTACAAATACCGACTTGCCATCAAGCGTATAAACCATCCAAGCAATTGGCTCGCGAGAACTCGAGTTAAGTCTTTCAATTGCCGCAATCAATGGCTCTGAACCGCCTTCATTGGGGTCGCAGCCAAGTGCCTCACTAACATCGCCAAGTGCAGAACACGCAGCCTCAAACATCCGCTTGTAACGCGCCAATTCAATCTCGGTTGGGGTATCTTGCAAGGTCACGTTTAACTTTCCATTTGACACAGGCTCCTGCTTCTCTGCTTGCTCAATGGCGGTGCGGAGGGCGGTGATGGCTTTAGTTGTGTCGATGCTCCACGCCCCGTCTCGCTCTGCTCGTTCCAACGCCTCCAGCGCCTGCTTCATTGCTTCAATGCTCATGTTCACTCCCTAAACCCAAGGTCTTTTTTGAACGCAGACATGGCGATAATCAAGTCGTACATCTGCGAGTAGTCCATGCACACGTAGTAGTCCTGCTCTGTGCAGTTACTTGCTGGGAACCTTGCGATGTACCCGTTGCCGGTGTTCTCAACGATGACAGACGCCGTGTCGGGCTTGGTGTAGCCTTCCTTGCGGTAGACGACAGCACTGTCCCCGAAGCGATACACGTCTTGTGTTGTGTGCTCATCGCGGTACGTTGCTACGAGCGGGTCTTTACTGAATTTTGGTTTAACGCCCATTGTCTTTCTCCTTACAGTCGTGCGTCGATGTCGGGGATGATGCTCGCGGGTTTGAAGATCACACGGTAGTGATACACGCTAGCCTTCGCAGGTTCGAGCTGTTCCACAAAGTACGTCACGTTATCCGACAGGCCAAGGAAGTGCTTCTTGTATGAGCTAGGGCCAGTCTTACACGTGAGCGTTAACTCCCGGCTCTTGTCGTGATTGCCCAGTGCACACAGGCCCTCGATGGTCAGCATGTACTCGCCAGTGATGCCGTTGTAGAACACCACACGACGCGTGATCTCGAACATGTCCGCAGCTTGGGATAGGTTGCGCGATGCAATATCAGCATCACGACCGCACCCTGCAAGGGCGGCTGCCACTGCGCTTATCAAAATCAGTTTCTTCATTTCATTTCTCCACGGGCCACAGGTAGTTTGCGTTGCGCAGGATGTCGTCGGCCAGCTTACGTGCGGCGTGCTCGGGCAGGCTCATCACATAGTTGCCCTTGCTGACAATAACGACGCACGGTGCATTGTCTTCGTCGCTTGCCGTGCCAACGGCGACGTAGTTATTAGAGAGGTTCATTTCTTTTCCTCGCACGTACAGCGCCTGCCTTGTTCGCAGTCACCGTTGCAATTGCTCTTTGGTACGAACGTCAGCAAGTACGTGATGATGCCGCCGACAATTCCTACGATCAGCGCAATCATGAAGACCATGCCAATCAAGGTGATAAAAATCTGCCAGAGACCGTAGTCCATAGGTTTACCCAAACACTTTCTTGAGTTCTTCAAACACCGCCTTGGCCTGCTTGAGTGTGAGTGAGTTCACAAACTCTTCGGCGTTGAACTCGGTCGGTTGGTTGCCGAGCGCCGTAGGGTTGTAGTTCTCATGGGCTTCGTAGGCAGCGGCTTTAGCAGCTGCATTTTTTCTCACGTACTTGCGCTTGGGGTGCGCAGTGGCTTTACGCACTGCAGCGAGCTTGCTTGTCTTGAGCGGCGTGTATTGCGATTGCGTAGTGAACAGGCCACCACCTTCGGTTCGCATCAGCCCTTGCTTGAGCATCTGGCCCAAGATCGAAGTCGTGGAAGACTTCTTGTACCCTTGCGAGTCCAACGCATTGGCCACATCAATTCGTGTAAGGCCGGGGTGTGCTTTGACGTAATCAAACGTGGCGCGAGTCACGTTGTTCGTCGCCGTGAAAAACTTGCGGCCAGTGGGCGCCGGTGCAGCGGGGGTTTCCCATGCGCTGATGACTTTGCTCAGTTCAGATTGAATATCAGGCATTTTGTTCTCCTTACTTCTTGGGCCAGCCGAGCTTGCTCAGATCGGCTACGACGTTTGCCAGTGCTGGCAGGTTCTTGGTCGGTTCCATCTCAGTGGGGTAGTACTTCTTGAACTCGGGCAGTGCGGTCTGCAGTTGCTTGAGCGTACTGCACCCGTCGATGGCGAGGCGCAGCCGCCTGCTGGCGTGCTCGCGTGCGGTGTCTTCCTCTTGGTAGGGCTTGAGAATCTCGTCGATCTTGGTTGCGGGCACATCTCCCTTCGGTACTTGCCGGTGTTCATAGACGCCGTCGTAGGTAAGGTCTCCGACGTATTGCGTAGCGAGTGCACTCGGCGTCTTGAGATACACCTTGCGGCACTCTGGGCTCATGGCCTTGATGATTGCCTTAACGACCTCCATGCGCCGCTTGGCTTTGTCTGGCTTTGGCACATCGTTCATGATGGCGCGAACGATTGCTTCTTTGTGTAGCTTGGTCAGCTTCATTTTGTTTCTCCAGTTACTTCGGTTGTTAGTCGTGTGTCATGTACAGCACAGCCCACACCATTGCGTTGAAGTCCGATAGCGCCAACACGGAGTTGTGGTCCCACAAAGCGAACCCCATGCTAAACGCCGACATCAGTGCGGTGATTCCAGCTAAAACTTTCATGATCTAAGCTTAGAAGAGTTTGAGTTGGTCTGGGTTTTCGGGAGGTGTGTGGGGGCGCACCTTGTACGCACCCAAGTCTTCCAAGTCCCTGCGGCGCATCTCCAGCCGTTCAGCCAGAGCCTTGATTAAGCCTGCTTGGCCATCGGCCACACGCAGTAGTTCTTGGTCAGTGAGGTTGTCGTAGTTCATTGCATCTCGATAAATTCAGTGAGGTTGTGGGAGTCGTCGGTTCGGAACCAGAGGATGACCTCTGGCGGGGGCGTTAGGATAGGCCGGATTGCTCCGGCTACCTTAGCCGTAACCAGAATGTCACGTAGCCATCCCGGTGTGTTGTCGATGAATCCACGATGGGACTTCTCGATGCCGTTGTGCCAGCTTCGCAGGGTGTACTCGTCACCGCGTTGCTCGTATCTAAATTCGTGGTCGTCGGTCATTTGGTCGATGTAGTGAATGGCTCCAAGGCTGGCCCCGATGCCCATGGCTTTGCGATCTGCGAGGTACGCGTTAATCCGATTCCACGAGGCAGTGCCCGCGTCATTCCGTAGCGTTATTGGTGGTGCCGTTGTCGGTACATTCGCCATCGAAGCCCCAATCAAACGCTGCCAGTATCGCGTCGACCTTTTGTTTGGTTTGGATTCGTGTCCCATCTTCTTCTCGCAATTCTTTCGGGGTTACACCGGACAATACGCCCTCAAGCTGACGACGTGCTGACTCCAGTTTGGGGTCGTTGGTGATGTTCATCACAGTGAGCAACTCGCACAGCTCTTGTGCATTTGTCACAAGGGAATCATGGAACACGCGTTTCTTGCCGTCCTCCTCAACAACGAGCCGGTCGGACATGCGTGATAGTGCCTTGTAGAGACGATCCCACGCATCTTGCGTAGCCTGCGACACTTGTGCCTCAAGGCGGCGCTCGTACTGCTGCACCAGCTCACGCTGCACTTCGCTCTCAATGTCCAGTCGGAAGTCCCCTGCGGTAGGCAGCGGCGTGAAGGCCACGTCCATACGGAAGCGTCGGGCCACCTGCACACGGGACGGATACTCATCACGGTCAAACAACGTGCCGAGCTGGAACGCTGCGGATGCCACGAGGGTGTCGTACTTATCAAGGAACGCATCGACCAGCAATTGGAACTCGGACTGGTATCGGCCCATCGTCTTTTGGTAGTCCAGCAGTGCCGCAGTGGGCAGCAGTCGTGCGCCTTGGTCATTCCAAGGCATCGTCAGGCGGTAGTGTTCGGCCCGCGCACGGGCTTGGAACTTGGTGATGGCGTCGAGCTCTTTGCACTCAGCGAACAGGTTCTTGTACACGGACGCGGCTTTCTTGGACGCGCTGCCCTTGGCTGCGGTCACTTCGCTTTGCGTGTGCTTGTCTTGTTTGCGGCCTGAGTAGATCGCGATGTTGAGGTCAACGAGCATGGCAGCTCGTGCGACGCCAGCGACGGTGTCGGGTTTGGTTTCAGTCATGTAGTTCATGGTGTTTCCTTTGGGGGTAAAGATTCAAGTGAGTCGATGTAGCCCGCTACAACTTCAAGCGGGACGTAGGCGTACGGATCATCGTCCCCGCCACCGTAGGCCAAGAGCAGTGGGCTGGGCGGGCAGTACCACAGTTCCACTTCGTTCTCGTCGCGGCAGTAATGAGTGCCGGACTGTTGGATGGATATTTCGTAGCCGTTGCGGGTGATGAACCGCTTGCGGATGACGGTGTACCCCATATCGTTGTACAAGTTCGGGAGTGGGGAGTCGAATACAACCTTCTCCCGTGCGTAATTTCCCTCGTCTGCCAGCCACGCCTTCAGACGAGCTAAGGTTAGACCGCTCATGTCTTTTCCAATTTCATTGTGAGCTTGATGGTGTCGATGTAGTCACTGCGCATGACCTTGGCATCAAACCACTCGTCCACGTTGTTTTGCTCGATGACGGGTACGTACGACAGGCTGGAGCCTATGGTGCCCTTGTCGGTACCCACGTACTTCTCGTTGTAGTACTCCGTGCCATGCAGGAGTTCACACAGCTGCTCGATCTGCATGGCAGACAGCAGGCACTTGCGGTCATTGACCTTAACAACAAACTTCATCTTGGCTCTCCTCAATTTCAAACGTAACGTCATTCGCCTCACAAGACTCGATAAACGACTCTTCACTCGTTGCATGTTCATACGAATCCCGCAGCTCGTCGTAGATTTCCCTGCCGATACGCTGGCAGTACGCGATGATCTCCGCTTCGAGGTCTACCTCTTGGGCCTGCTCGGTAACGAGCTCCTCCCAGTCCTCATCTTCCATCCCCGCAAAGATGCCCGATGGGCCTACGTGGTACCAACCCTCTTGGAAGTCCACACGCCAGCCACGTCGATCGTCCTCGCCCGTGATGTTCATGTAGCTACCGTCCTCACTGCACGCTATGTACAGGGCTGGGTAACGCTCGGCATAAGTCGGGCCGTCCTTGCAGGTCAGCGTAGCATCCATCCACTCAGCAAGGAATACACGTCCACTGAAGGATGCGTAGTCGCCTTGGCTGTACGCGAGACGGTAGTGCAGTCGCTCAATCTCGAACCCTTTGGGTCGGTACTTTTCTTTGAACCGCTCGTGGGTGTCCTCGATGTACCAGCTGTCTTCCCACTGCCACTCAGTCCACTTGGAATACTCGCGATCGAAACGACGGCGGTCCGTCTTTTTTAATTCTGCGGCTGTAAGCTCGCGAACGCATGTACTCATGATATTGCTCCATGTTTGGTGCTGCTGTCATTTGCGCCAATGCTTTGGCTGCGTCGAGTGAATCGACGTGGAGGGGGGCTTTCTGGCTCGCATCAAAGAGAACCTGCACATGCCACCCGTTGAAGTTGTTGATGAGTGCAATCGTGAAGTTGCGGGTCTTGTGCATAAGGCTCCAGTTGTCGAAGCCTGCCTCCACCCACTCGAAGTCGTCTAAGCTTAGATGGCTCATACGTTGCAATCTATGCTGTGGCTCACGTTCAGGTAGAACTGCACGTTATTGCCGACGTGATCTTGAACTACGTCAGTGGATTCTTCGCCAACCCGAACGAACTCTGTGCAATACCCGCCTATGACGTCATCACCGTCGTTAGGGTCGCCGTTGAGCGTAGCGAGCATGTCCTCAAACCGAATGACGCCCGAGGCGGTTGAGTACCAGTTGATGTCCTTGATGTCGAACTTGAGTACTTGGTCCACGTCTATCCACTCCATGCACGAGCCAAAATCGTCCACCAACTGCTTGAATCTCGTGTTCATCAGCGTCTTGAGTTGTTCGTACTTTGCCACGCTATCGTCCCCGTCGTGTGTCATGTCCGGGTAGATCAGCGCTACTACATCGCTTCTGTATCCCATGTCATTTCTCCATCAGTACCAGCACAGTGCTGATTGCATCAATCAAGGCTTCGCCCGGCTGCACGAGGTAAATCTCCCGTGCGTATTCGTCGGGGCCGTTCGGGTTGTATTTGCGCTTGGCAAACTCGATGTACGTGCCGTTCATGGCATCGTGCACAGTGAACTGGCGCACTCGGCCCGTTGGGGGGCCATCCACCGACAGATTTGTACTCCGCAGCAACGGCTGCTGCGGGGCATCTTCCGTGAGGCGTTTAATCTTCTCGCGGTGTGCCGCACGTTGGAGCGAAGCCTCAACAAGGCGGTCAATCAATTTCTTCAGCATCACGGTCTCCAGACAAACATATCAAGCAAAACAACTACGAGTGCGAGCGTCACTACGATCGGCTCGATGTAGTCAATCAGTGGCCTGTGCCACGTACGCACCGGCTTGGCCGGGCCTTTGTATTTAGAAGAGTTCATCGCGTTTCTCCGGGTCGGCGCCAATCCACAGCACGGGAAATTCCCTGCGGCACTTGAGCATGGCTGCACGTTTACTTTTCAGCGGTTTGTTCTCGTCGACGAAGTCCCCCAACATGCTGCGTGCAAGCCATTTGTCGCGGTATTCAGGGGCGAAGTTCAAACGCTCTGCGTAAACCGGGCGAACAAACGCCACCAGCCCGCAACGTCCGTCATCTAAGGTTAGATACAGATCAATATCTTCAGGCTGGTCGTCGTGCTCGCTGTACTTCTTCCAAGTAAATTTCATGTCACACCTCGATGTGTACTGATGTACCGAACGGCGCCGAGATGCCGTTGGTTGTGATACCCCACAGCGTCGGAATGTCCGTGCTGCCCCAGTCACCCACATAACCGTCGGTCAACTGCACGATGGCGTCAGGCTTGATATTCTTCTCGCGCAGGTACTTGAACAGTACGCTGCCGTCGGTGCCGCCACCGCCTTTTGGTTTGAGGTTCTGGATTGCAAACTGGCCGTCCTCGAACGTCTGGTGCCCGGCCACTTCCGTGTCCCAATACACAACGTCGATCAGCTGCGGGTGCACGTCTTCCACAATCTTGCGCAGCTCAGATGCAAACTGATCCATCTCAGGGGAATTGAACACCGAACCCGACGTGTCGATACCGACAACCAAGCGGGTGATAGTAGTGCCGACCATAGTGGGCATGTAGATGTCTTGGCTCAGGTACCTACGGTTGGGTTTGCGCCACGATGACTCATCACGGCCTGCGCAGTACTCGGTCACGAACTCACGCAGCAGCTTGCGCCAGTCGATCTTGGGGGCCATGAGGTCACCGAACACACCGTCCTCATTGCCTGCGCCCTTGCCTGCCATCTTCTTGCGCATGATCTCGCCTTGGCGGATAGCACGTTGGATTTCGTCGGCTTGCGCTTGTTCCTTGGCCGCGTCGCCGTTGGCTTCGTTGCCATTCCAGTCATGCTCGTCCATACCCTCGCCGTCGCCACTTTGGGGCTGCTGCTGTTGTTGCTCCAGTTGTTTCTTGAGGTCTTGGTAGATCATGGCTACCGACCAGCCACGGTACTTGGGGTCGGGTTGGATGCCGAGCTTGGGCATCTTGATAAAGCCTTCGCCAGCGTCCGTATCTTGCAGGTGCAGGTTAACGAAGTGGTCGGCTGCTACGTTGGCCAGCATGGCGTTTTCCTCGTGCAGCTTGCGCCACGTCACCATGTGACGATAGGCTTTGTGTGTTGCCTCGTGCAGTACGAGGAATCGCAGCTCGGGGTCAGTGGGCATGTTCGCTTCGACGAACGTGGGGTTGTACACGACGTTCCAGCCGTCGGTTGCAGCGGTCGGCACGACGTCACTCACCGTGACCTTGCCACAGGCTAGGATGCCTGAGAACGCACAGAACTTCTTGTGCTGCATGATCGAGATGTGCGCTTTCTTGATACGGTCAGCTACTTGCATGGTGTTTCCTTTCGGTGTTGTCTAAGATTAGATGGTCAGTATGAAATGCGGATTTGGATGTGCTCGTTGTTGTCGAGCATGTCGCAGACTTTCTCTGCTCTCTCGATCAGCGCAGGGGTGCGGCATGAAATGAACACGTCTGCTATTTGCTGCGTGAGCTCTTTGTTGGAACAACGCCCTATCCAGCGTCGATCACAGTTGTGCGTAACGATGAACTTGTAGTTGTCATACCGACTACGAGTGCGGTTTTGTTGGGTCGTAACGTACGAGGGCTCTGTAAACCTCGACGCATCCTCCATCAACTCGATGAGTTGCGCAGCGTCGATCAGTTCGAGGGCCTCCTTGACTTGCTTGGGGCCGTACGTGTTGAACGGTGGCACACAAAACCCCCACAGGTTCGAGTCGACCACATGCAGGTCACGAGCCGCAGCAATCTTGACCGCCAACTGGCGAGCCTTGCTTGACCACCCACCCTTTGCATAACCTTCACGCAACATCTTCTTGACCGCGTTCTTCATGCGTGGCGTGAGTAGCGATGGGTCGATGTACACACGGTCAAGCACAACCCCCGGCATACGAATGTCCCGAGCCGTTTCAAATGCGCTCATTTTGTTGCTCCGTTCAGTCGTCGTTGGATGATGGACTCCAACAACTTGGCGTTACGCCGTTGCACCTTGTTTCTACGCAGGGCTTTGAATGCTCGCCAGATAGTGAACTTCTCACGCAGCGATAGCTCGACTTTCGCCTCGGTACCCCACGCTCCATACGAGCGCCACTCCGCACACCATAAAAGGTGGACAAACCAAAACCCATTGGCTATCCACACTGATACGCCGAGCTTCTCGTTCTTTGCGTAGTGCGCGTCATACGTCCACGTTTCATCTTCACGCAGAGACGCAGCTATTTGCGGTACGAACCCTCTCATTTCCTACCTCCTGTTGCCAGCAGGGCACGTTGCAGGCGCTCCATGTTCGTGCCCTCCACATAGTTCTTCTGGCGGGGCATGTATGCTTTGCTCATCATGCCGGGGTGCCAGTCCTTGCGCATCTTGACGATACGCGTGCCGTTTGATTGGTGTTCAATGACTAGCATGGGGTTTCTCCTTCATCAGTTGCAGCTTGATGGTGTACGCCTTGGCGTACATGGAACTGAGCACAATCAGGTGCGCTTCGTCGCAGTCAGCCATCATCAGTGCGAGGTCTTCCAGTGCGCCGTTGATCTCATCGAGTGTGTAGGTCTTAGACATCGCGCACCACCTTGATCTTCTTTGTCTCGCACAGGTCGCGCAGTACTTCGTTGGCGATCTCACTGCCTCGCTTGAGTCCCTGTCGGTACGAGCGAAGGTCAATGATAAGCAGCAGGGCAAGCGCCACACCATACGCAATCGTCTGCTCCGTGGTGGTCTCGCCGGGCATCATGTATGTGGCGGCGATGCCGATGGCAAGGTACAGGACAAAACCAGTTATATCAACGTTTTTCATTTCATCTCCAATCCAAGTTGAGAGCCCCAAGTATTTTCATGAGGCCGTAGGCTTCGTCGCGTCTAACCTTAGACGCGATTGGTTGTCGGTCGTCTACGTACAGCCCGTTGATTTGATAGGCGTATACATTCCACAGCCACGGCGCATACCAAAGTCGCGTCGGGCATAGGGCGTACAGGCCGCTATCAAGGGGCATCATGTACATGTACCCCGAGCGCATTAGAAGTACTTGCCCAGCTTGGCGGCTGCGCTGGTGAACTTACGATTGCGACAGGCCATGCCTACCTTGGACTTGTTGGTTGCCAAGGATGTGATGAACAGTGCGTGCGCCTCGAATGATTGCTCGCCCATACGCTCAGCGTATTCCATCACTGCATCGAGCGTGTCTGCATCCACACGGCTTGCCAGCATGAAGGCAAGGATGAACAGGGCGCCGACACTCGAAGGAACCTTGGTCTTGCCCGGGGCTTGCACGATGTTCTCGAACAGCGGCAGTTGGTCAGCCAGATTGACAAGGGCTTCCATGTCACGGGCAGCAGCTTCGCCTACGGTACCGGCAAGAGCTGGCAGCATCGCAGCGCCGAGCACATCACGCTGAGCGATCAGGTTGCTGGCCTTGGCCAGTGAACGCGGCGAACAGAACGCACGAATGTTGCCGGTCATGGGGTTGAAGATGTAGGGGTTCTTCTCTTTCTTGTCGAGGTCAGCGTAGCAATCAAACACTTGGGGGAATTGCTTGGCGAACGCCATGATCTCGGGAGCCACGTCGTTGTTGCTCGCCCATTGCAGCCACTCGTCAGCAGTCGGGTTGGCCACGGTCACCACAGTCATACGGTTGAACGCATGGGCTGGGATGTTGTCACCCACACCGTCGGTGTCGAGGTTAGTCGTACCGAACACGATCGAGCCAGTAGGCAGCGGCACGTCACCGATACGATGCTCAAGAATCACAGGCAGCAGCATGTTCAGCACAGGGCGGCTGGCCTTGCCCAGCTCGTCGAGCATCAGCACGACAGGCTTGTTGGAGTTCTTGCCAACACCGAATCGAGTGTTGGGTGCGTAGCTGGTCGTCATGCTTTCCTTGTCGATCACAGGCATGCCGAGGTCGCCCAGATCAAGGTTGGCCACGTCGATGTAGCACACTTGATAATCGGGCAGCTCACGTTGCAGATCGCCGAGGATGGATGACTTGCCAATACCGGGTTGACCGCGCAACAAGAGGGTATTGGATGTACCGACGTTGCGAATCAGGGTAGAGGCTTGGGCGAGAGTTACTTTCATGGTGTTTCCTTAGTTTGGATTGATTGAATTGGTGCATCGCACCGCATAGGGCAGACTCGCTACCCTACACGCTACGGTCTAAGCTTAGACTTCGGCTTTGTCCAGCTTCGCCAGTTCCCCAGCGGCTGTGCTCATCGCACGGCTCACGGCCATCATTCCGTTGAGTTCGGCTTTGACTTGCAGCAGCACATTGACTGCGATTTCTTTGGCCATGCCATCCATGAGTAGGTAGGCTGCGTCGGGGTTGCGTTTCAACAGCTTGCGTATCACAGGCAGGGCTTGCTTTTCTTCATAGGTCAGCTTGACCATTTCGAGTTTGCTCATTTGTTTACTCCTTGTCTAATCTTAGATACCCACGCTTACAGCACGGTTACGTTGGTCTTGATGACCTCGGTCATCTCTCGTGTGCATTGGCGCACGATGGCTTGGTAGGCTGCTTTGTGGTCGTCGTGGTAGGCTTTCATGCGTGATGCAAGCTCAGCCCATTGGTTGGCGTTGTGCTCTTCGGTCACGATTTTGCGCAGCGAAGCGTGGAACCACACGCTTCGCTTTGGCTCGGCCACGCCGAACAGCACAGGCCACACTTCTTTGAACCCGCAGTCTTCCATGTCTTTGCGAAACTCTGCGGTTTGGTCTCGGTCGGTTTGCTTGCGCTCAAAGAACCGCGCAGGTGATAGTAGTGTTCCCTCTGCGTCGAACTCCATGCCGTCATAGAACAGGTAGCTCTTACCCTTGGCACGCATAACATGCTGCGACATATTGAACAGCTTGCGGCTGGCCACACCACCCCACCCGAGGAAGTGCGTCATGGCTTCGTTGAGGTTGGCTTTCGTTGTGCTCGTCCACCACCCGCCCATGCTGATGGTGACGCGATTGTCTGGGGTGACTGTGATTAGGTCGGTGTTATACATCCTCACGCACATGTTGTCGCCGCGCTTGTGCACACGGAAATGATTCTTGCCGCGCTTGGTTTGATCGGCAGGGGCGTCACCCATGAACTGGCCTTTCTTGTAGGCGTGACGTTCGAGGTGGAATTTGAGTTTGGTGTACGGTGTCATGATTAGAGTCCTTGGTATCCGTGAAGTGAGATCATCATGGGCGTGGCGTCTCGTGCTTCTTCCCATGAGTTGAACGTGCCTACGTGGTGGCGGTTAATGAATAGGTGCCATTCTTGCGCGGCGGTGCATGTAATGAGTGCTTCGTCCCATCGGTAGGTGTTAGGTTCGTGGCGGGTATATCGCCATTTCCCCTTACCTGCGATACCCCACAGCTCGTTGTTCATATCGTTCTCTTGGGGTTGGTTTGTTTCAGTTGTTCAAGGTCAGTGAACAACATGTAATTCGACTTATTCAAATTCACAACAGTGTGTCTAACCTTAGATGCAGCTTTCTCACCGCATGACAGGCATGTCATGTACCCGAGGCGAGCACGGGCAGGGGGAATACGCTCTGCGTAACATGTGGTGCAGATCAAGTTATGGTAATGAGACATCGTCGTTTCCTTTCGTTGTCAGTATCAGGTTCATGAAGTCGGTGGCTTCTTGCTCGGTCTTGAACTCGGCGCGGATGGCGCCGTCGGATGTTCGGGCTATCCACCACCCGTCAATCAGCACGACCCATCCATGCACATCGTTGAATGTGCGCGCCACCTTGTAGTGCTCTTGGCTGTGCAGCGTTGACCATACGTACTTAGACATGATGTAGCCCCGCCATGAATTGAGCGAGCCGCATAGCTTCTCGCAGTGTGAGTGTGCTGCCTTGGCGCCAGTTGATGTGCAGGCCCTCATGGGCCAGCCACCGGGCCACCCATCGGTTGCCCTTCTTGGCTTTGAATACATCGGCCACGCCACGCCAGTACCCGGGGCGTGTGTACGCCACTTGGCCGTGCAGCATGATCGGATTGTCTGGTGCCCACATCATGAGTGAGTAGCCCCCGGCGTTGTTGCGTTGCCATTTAGGCTTGAAGGTTTCTTCCATAGTCTGTGTTCGCTACCATGAGGGTTACGAAGTCCATAGCTTCTTCTCGTGTGGGGAATGACGCCATGAATTGCAGGGGTTCGTACAGGTGTTGCCTGACAAATGCGTGGTAGCACACCACGTTGATGCGCGACACCGCGCCAACCGGGTAATTGGCTGACCACATGTCGATAATTGCCGCATACAGCTTGGTAGTGTTCCCACCTATGGGCCCCCAGCTAAGCTTAGATGCCTTAGTCATAGTGTGTGCTCCCGGCTATGGTCATCAGCAGGCCTTGTGCTTCTTCGAGTGTGCCCACTTGCGCTACGTATTCCATCGGCTCGCCTTGTTGCCGACGTACAAACACGGTGTATGCACTGAATGGGCGAACGCAGCTCACGCGCCCCAAGCTACGAAAGGCCTGCATTAACGTATGCGTGCGACCGCCAAACCCTTCAAGCCAATACCGCTCCTTCTGGTCAGTCATAGTGCACCCCGCCATTGGCCAGCAGAACTTTGCATACACCCATTGCTTCGTGCAGTGTCTTGTGTGATGACAGGATGTATTCTTGATCGTCGGCGCCATCGTCGAACTGCACCACATGAAAGCCCGGCACGAACGCGTACTTGCACACGCCGTAGTCCCAATGGGATACGCTATCTTCCTTGAGGTAGTCGGGCTGCCACGATACAGCGTCCTCGAATATCCTGCGCCACATGCCGTCACGCACCACGTCGTACTTGGATGAGTAGTCTTCCCAAAGAGCTTCCTCTCGGTCAGCGTCAAAGTCTGGGTAGTGTTGAATCATGCTCGTCCCCTCCACCCGCCGATGTACATCACGGTCGCTGTCTCCAGCAGGGCGTGCTTGGCTTCTTCGACGGTGGCAAACGTATGTTCTTCGGGGTAGTCCGTGGCAACTAAGAGCCCTGCTTTCACGCGGCTATCGTTAGCGTCACTCATCCACATGCAACTCACGATGAGCCCACCCTCGGCGCAGGGCTCTACCCAGCCCATGTCTATCTTGTCAATCGACAGCTCGTGCACGTCGCGTTGTCGCTTTGGTTGTACCCATTTGATCTTCATGACGTGACTCCTGCACACAACAACAGTTTGGCTGCGCGTTGTGCATCTTCTAAGCTTAGACTGGCGTCCATCAGGAGTGGCTTGGCCTCCCACCCACGCTCGAGCACCACGTAAGTGCCATCTTCTATGCGGTACATCGTGCCCATGCGTTTCATCGCTGTTGTGCCCTGCATCAGGTACAAGTTCCACGATGCCATTGGTGAGCCGTCGTGTACAACCCATGTGAATTTCATTGCTGTGCTCCCAATAGCAGCTGTGCTACGGCCTTGGCGTCGCGGGTCTTGAGGTTTTTAATTGTGGTCACGTACTCGCTGTAAACGTCAGCGGTCGTGGTATACACCCGCCAGTCTCGGCACCGGTGTTTGTTCTTGGTCTTGGTGATGTACCCGATGTAATTGCGGTACTTGTTGGCTGGGTCATACGGGTATGGTCTGTACGTCACGTAGTTCCAGCGTTCTCTGCCATTGTGCTGGGAGCGTTCCCATTGTGGGGTGTCCATGTGTTGCCTTTCTAAGATTAGATGGTGGCGCTATTGCCAACATCACAAAGAGCCCGATTGCTCAGGCTCTTCAGGATGCCACCCATTGCTGGGTGTCCTTGGACTACGATAGAGTTTGTCATGCTGATATATCCTGCTTGCGGCAGTCCCAGCATCAAGGGTTCGTGCGGATTAACGTAGAGGAACCCTCCCATTTAAGTAGTATGCGTATCATTTCCATGTTGCTGTGCTTTTCGGCAGTAGGTGACTGGCCTGTCCCTATCTCACTGCACTACTTCACACGCCACAACATGCAGGGGCTATACCCTACGTCTCGTTTCACCACGGGGAGAGATCACATATCTAAGTTAGGGGCGGCGGTGCACATGCTTGGTGTGCACTTCATCTCATACCCGCAGGTCTAGCCTAATTCCTTCTGGTCGGCTTCTGGTCTTGAGTACCAGCGACGGCTTGATCGGTCTAACCTTAGATGGGCATGAACCCAAATACTTACAGTTAAACCTAACAGAACAACTTGTTAAAGAACAAACACCGCACACATGAAAGGCTGGTGGCCGAGTGGAGAACGAATCCCCACTCGATGACTCTATTATATACTAATACTAGCCACTTGTCAAGCTTTTCAGGGTACCAGTTCGCCCAGTATGTCGGCGGTTGTCCAGTTACGTTCGGGGATTCCCGAGGGCTTAATTGTCTGGTGTGGGTTGGCCTGCACAGGGGCCCGCAGGGTGCGCACTTCGTCTTCCGCCAACTCCAGCTTGTACTTGAGGTCAGTGATAGTTGCTCGCTGTGCCTTGAACACTTCCTCAGCCTTGGCCAGCCGCTCTTTGAGCAGGACTATTTCACTCACGAGTTCTGGGGCTGCTGGGGCTGCTGGGGCTGCCGATTCCTGCGTCTGGGCTTGGGGTTCTTTACGCCCAGCTTTGTATTCCTGCAAGGCGTTCTGCAGGGTTGTGTATTGTGCCTTGAGTTCAGCGGTGCGCTCCTTGTCGTTGGCGTCCCGTGCGCTCTGCAACTCGCCAATCATTGCCTGCATGACTGCGCGTACCTTGGCGGCTTGGGCTTCTGTTTGAATTTCCATGTTGGGCTCCTGTCTAAGATTAGATGGTTGTATTACTTGCCGCCCGTTGGGCCCGGGCCTTGGCCACGATCTGCACAATGCGCACCACCGACAGCCCATACTTGACTGCCAGAACGGGGTAGGTGACCGTCCCTGCAAAGTATTCGCCCGCGATCTGGGCGTCGCGAGCCTCGTTGGATTGGCGCTTTTTGGGGGCCTTGGCTGGGGCTTCGGGCTGTGCGGCAGGGGTTTCTCTG